GCTGCTGGCGAAGACCGTGAAAAAGCTGCTGTAAGATTTGTCCCGCGCCAGATGCACATTGGATAAGCCATGAGCAATAAATTTGCTGCTGGCAAAAAAGCGATTGCTGAATGTGATCGTTGCGGCCAGCAATACAAACTCAAGTTGCTTAAGACTGAAATTATTAAGCAGAGAAAGTATGAGTTATTGGTTTGTCCTGAGTGTTGGGACCCAGATCAGCCACAGTTAATGCTAGGAACGTTTCCAGTTGATGACCCACAAGCTCTTAGGAACCCAAGGCGTGACACAACCTATTACACTTCAGGCGTATTGGCAAATGGCTCTGTTGGCGGCGGCTCAAGGCAAATTCAATGGGGTTGGAACCCTGTTGGCGGGTCTAGCAGTTTTGTTACAGCACTAACACCAAATGACTTGGTGGCTAAAGGTTTTATTGGTACAGTAACTATTCAGACGACTTAAGGAAATAATCATGGCATTTACAAAATCTGCTGACGGCATCGCCAAAAAAGGCAAAACTCAGGGTAAAAATATGAGTGACTACAGCATGAAAAAAGGCGGCAAAGAAGTTGGCCCAGCCAGCGTATATGCTAAGCCGCATACCATGAGTGGTAAAGCTGCTCCCATGCAAGTTAACCCCGGCAAAGGTGCGAACCAAAGCCGTGCAGATACCCTTAATATGTCTGTTGGAAACATTTCCAAGACCGACGGCAACGAGATTAAAACTAGCGGCATTAAGGTGCGCGGCACGGGTGCAGCTACAAAAGGGTTGATGGCCCGTGGGCCAATGGCATAAGTTATGAACTACGTAGAGCTAAAAACAAACATTGCTGACATCTGTGAAAACACGTTCACAGATAGTGAATATGCTTTGTTTGCTCAACAGGCGGAACAGCGTATATACAACACGGTACAACTTGCTAATCTGCGCAAAAATGTTGTTGGCACGTTATCGTCTGGTGTGAAATATCTTTCAGCGCCTAGTGATTTTCTTTCAACATACTCCATTGGCGTGACTTTGGCAACGGGCGAGTTTCGGTTTCTGTTGAATAAAGATGTCAACTTTATCCGTGAAGCATATCCTTTGCCAGCTAACACTGGCGCTCCAAAGCACTACGCTTTGTTTGGGCCGCAAACGGATAACGTCAATGAAATAAGCATAATTATTGGGCCAACACCAGATGCGGCGTACCCAGTTGAATTGCATTATTACTACTATCCAGAATCAATTGTTACTGCTGGAACAACTTGGTTAAGTGACAATTTTGATTCCGCTTTGCTTAACGGTGCATTGGTTGAAGCCATTCGCTACATGAAGGGCGAAGTTGATATGGTTAAGCTGTATCAAGATATGTACATCCAATCAATTGCGCTTCTCAAGAACTTGGGTGATGGCAAACAACGTGCAGATGCTTACCGTGATGGTCAACTTCGCATTCAAGTGAATTAAGGAGCATCATGTCAATTACACAAACAATGTGTACATCAGCCAAAGCTGAGTTTCTAGGTGGAATCATTGATGTTGTTAATGACACATTGAAGATTGCTTTGTACACCAGTGATGCAACGTTGAACGATACAACTACAATCTATTCATCAGTAAATGAAGTGGTTGGAAGTGGTTACATTTCTGGTGGTAATACGTTAACATCAACAACAATTGGAACATCTGGAACAACAGCTTTTGTAAGTTTTGCCAATACAACTTGGTCGGCTTCAACAATTATTGCGTCTGGCGCATTAATTTACGATAGCAGCAAAGCAAACAGGGCAATAGCAGTGCTTAGTTTTGGGAGTAACAAATCTTCAAACAACAGCAATTTTGTAATTCAATTTCCGCCCAATAACGCTACAAGCGCCGTTGTGCGAATCAGTTAACCTAGTCTAAGGATTGATATGTCAAACGAAAAAATCAGCAGCAGCGATGTTGTGTCAAGTGGCTTGATCTGCGGCCCAGCAGCCCCCGAAGGCGCAATGGCCTTGGGTAAGTTTACCATGACTTGCTACGACAAAGATGGTAAGCTGAAGTGGTCGGCTGAAGAGAAAAACTTGGTTGTCAACGTTGGCCTGCAATACATGTGCGGTACGGGTTTGACAAGCACGACTCAAATCACAGCTTGGTTTATCGGTCTGTACGGTGCCGCGGCCTCTAACACCCCTGCTGCTGGCGACACGCTTGCAACCCACGCTGGCTGGACTGAAGTCAACCCTTACACGGGTAACCGCAAGTCTTGCACCTTTGTGGCCGCTACAAACGCCAACCCATCGGTTGCTACTAATGCTGCATCCCCTGCCTCATTTGCCATCACTGGTACGCAGACTGTCGGCGGTGCGTTTTTGTGTAGCGCAGCTACCGGAACTGCTGGAACATTGTTCTCAGCCGCAGACTTCTCTGCTCCCGGTGATCGTGCAGTCGTTAACGGCGACACCTTGAATGTGACCTACACGCTCAGTCTTGCTGGCTAATTAGCGGGTTGAACTTGTGTTCTTGGATACCCACTACGGCGGGTATTCGTCTTTGAGGGGTACGTATGATTAAGATCGACTTTGAGTTTGAAACTGAGTACGGCGTGTTCCGTGACGCTCTGCATTTGCTAGATGACCATGCGTTTACAGACGCTGAGATTCAGGCCATGAAGAACGAGCGCGTAGACAACTGGATCGCCGCCATCACAGCCCCTTCTGTTGAAGTAGAAACGCCAGTAGTTGTTGAAGTTCCATCCCAAGAGTTACCCGACATTATTGAGGTGAATGGCGTCAAGTACGCAAAGGTGGTCTAAATGGCCGATAGATACTGGCGCGGTGGTGGGGGTACATGGAATACAACTACCACAGCAAACTGGTCTGCAACATCTGGCGGTGCAGGCGGGGCGTCTGCTCCTACGTCTGCGGATAATGCAATCTTTGATGCAAACTCAGGATTGACTGCTTCGAGCGCTGTCACCATCACTGGTGGCGTATGTGCCGACCTTACATACATGCCGACAGCGACGGTGGGGCAGCGCACATTCAACATTGTAGATTCGCTAACGATTTCAGGGGTACTATCCACATCTGGTACAGCGGGCAATAATAGATTACGGATTCGATCTAATACACTTGGTATTGCAACTAATATGGTTGTGGCTACGCTCGGGTCAATCAGCGATGTTGACTTCATTGATGTGTATGTCACAGGAACGGCAGCACCGTTAACCGGAACTCGACTTGGTAATATCGCCAACGGTAGGGGTGTAACTTTCTCCACCCCAAAGACCGTTTACTGGAATCTTGCGGGCACGCAAGTCTGGGCTGCAAATGGATGGGCGGCTACGTCTGGCGGAACTCCCAGTACAGACTATTTTCCGCTAGTACAAGATACCGCAGTCTTTGATAACGCTGGTGCAGTCACCTCAATTTCGATGGTTAATAGCTCGTTTTCGTACTACGGCACGGTTGATATGTCGGCCCGTACAACAGCGATGACTATTATTACAGGAACAAATAATCAGATATTTGGAAATTGGACAAATGGGTCTGGAACAGCGTTTAGTGGTACTACCGTAATTCTATTTCTAAGTCGAACTACGCAAACAATTACAAGCGCCGGTAAAACATGGTTTGCCCCAATTACGGTAAATACGTATGGTGGAACCGTACAGCTTGTTGATTCGCTTAATATTGGCGCAAATGCTTTAACAGTTACCAGCGGTACTTTCTCAACGGCAAATCAGGCGCTTACAGCGGGCAGTATTGTCTCTAATACGGCAGGGCCACGGTCAATTAGTCTTGGAGCAAGCAATGTAACACTATCTAGCACTACAGCGGCATTCTTGTTTACCGTTGGTGATGGCCTTACTTTTGATGCGGGGACATCGTCAGTTAATTTGCCAGCGGGAACCAGCGCGTTTCCCGGCGCTAACTTTACGTACTACGATGTAACTGTCGGTGGCAGCACAGCCACAATCGCAGTATCAGGCATAAACACTTTTAACAATCTAAGTATCTCGGGGTTACGTGCTGTTATCTTCTCAGCTAATCAAACTATTAACAATAATCTGACGTGGACGGGAACAACGGTAGCAACGAGCCGTTCAAATTTTCAATCAAATGTCGTTGGTACGCCAATCACACTAACAATTAACAACCCCCCCTCACTCGTAGATATCGACTTTCAAGATATTACGGTTATCGGGACTGCCGCTCCTATTTCCGGTACTCGTTTTGGTGATGTAGGAGGTAACTCTGGGATTACATTCACATCAAAAACGGTTTACTGGAATCTTGCGGGCACGCAAGTCTGGGCTGCAAACGGTTGGGCAGCTACGTCTGGAGGAACACCCGCAGTAGCCAATTTTCCACTTCCGCAGGACACTGCGGTATTCAACAATGCCGGAAGTGTTACAGGAACAATCACTATAAACGGGGCATATAAACTGCCTTCTGTGGATATGTCAACCCGCACAACTGCGATGACGTTAGGGACAAGTACAAATCAACCCAGCGTGTATGGCGATTGGACGAACGGATCAGGTACAACACTAACTGGGGTTGGTGTTTTAACCTTTGTTAAGCGAAGCGGAGCAACAATCACATCGGCCAGTAAAACCTTTACTCAAGGCATTGTTTTTAGTTCTCCGGGGGGTTCAAGCACTATTGCGGATGCGCTAATAACCTCTGCATCAGCAGGCGTCTCGATACTATCCGGAACGTTTAGTTCGGGAACATACAACGTAACTACTCCAGCGGTCATTAGTACAGGAACGCTTACTAGGCGTCTAAATATGGGGTCTGGGTTGTGGACGCTCAGTTCAGCAGGGAATATTTGGACTGTTACTTCCACGGGGTTAACTTTAGATCAAGGCACAGCAAACATACTAAGTAATACCACATCGACATTAGCTAAAACATTTGCAGGGGGTGGGTTTTCGTACAACACGCTGACCATTGGTGGGACGGGCGTATCCACACTAACCTTTACCGGGGCAAACAGCTTTACTGAATTAGCCAGTACCAAAACAGTTGCTCATACGGTTGCCCTTTCCGCTACTTTTGCACAAACTTTTGGTGCATGGACAATTACAGGAACCGCTGGTAATTTGGTTACTGTTAGTGGAGCAAGTTCCCATATTATTGCAGGCGCTCGTGTATCAGGTGTTGACTATCTCACGATGGGGACAACCAGTTTTTCACTAACTTCTCCGGGCGAGTTTTACAGAGGTGCAAACTCCACAGGTACTGGCGCAGGAATTAATACGGGGACTGCCCCAACACCTGTTACGCGCTATTGGGTAGGGGGTACTGGCATATGGAGCGCGACAAATACAGTTAATTGGTCTGATGCCTCTGGCGGTATCGGCGGTTTTTCTGTTCCCACCTCTGCGGACACGGTAATTTTTGATTCCTTGTCAAACGCTACAGCCTATACGGTCACTTGCACAGCCACTCAACTTCGGTGCGCTTCCCTAACTATGGGTGCCCCACTCACGGGAAACATTACTTGGGCTGGCACAGCACCTTTATCCGTGCATGGAAACTTCTCCCTAACAGGCGGAACAAATATTACTCGCACGTATACAGGCGCTATAACGTTTTCAGGGTCAACTACGGGCAATACGATCAATGCGAATGGAATTGTTTTTGGCGCGAATGTTACTGTAGATGGTGTTGGTTGTGGTTGGACAATGACCTCCGCTTTGGAAGTTGGTAGTTCCTCCATTCTTTCTATAACACGGGGTTCTTTTAATACCAACGGGTATACGCTTAACAGCTCTTCTCCAACTACAGGATATATCAATGCTCTTGGCACAAATGCAAAGTCAATTTCGTTTGGAGCTTCTACTGTTTATGGATGGTCGGGTTATAACGTTCGTACAATTGGGCTGACTTTTAGCGCAGGAACTTCTACCTTATACATAGACAGTTTTATTGGGAATAACGATAGCGCGTTGTATGCAGGACTTAGCTATTACAACGTAATATATAGAAATATTGACCCAGCGGTTACAAACGGTTTGTATGGAGCTAATACGTTCAACAACTTAACTATTCCAGCCCCTAATATTGTGGACAGCACAGTTCAAGCATCTCTTGCAACAATTGGAATAGGCACTCAAACAATCAATGGGTTGTTTACTGTTGGAGGATCAACAGCGTATCTGCGAAACTCATTTGATGCATCGGGGACAACTCTTGCTTTTGTCGTAAACGGAACAACATCCCTTTCAGGTATTGATTTTGAAAATACTACTATCACTGGCACAGCAGTGCCCGTATCAGGTGTTTGGTTAAGCGATCTTGGTGGAAATTCAGGGGTTACTACAGACGCTCCAAAAACAGTGTATAGAGCGAGTAATGGAGGTGTTGCTTGGGAAACAGGGTGGTCAACAACGTCTGGAGGAACAAGCGTAACAAACTTATTTCCACTGGCACAAGACACTATTGTTTTTGATAACAGTTCGTCCAATACAGCTATAAACACACAGGCAAATCAGTGGAACATAGGGACAATTAACATGTCCGCAAGGACAAACGCGCTAACAATATCAGGGGGTAATCTAAGAGTTTATGGAGATTGGGTATATGGCTCGGGTATTACGTTTAGCACAGGAGCTATGTCCTGCCGCAGAAAAAGCGGTACTCAAACTATTACGTCCGCCGGTAAGACCTTTTTCGGTGTTTTTTTACTGGGTGCTGCCACAGTACAGCTACTAGACGCGCTCCAATGCACTTCTGCGTTTGGTGTTTCATCAACTACCAGTTCTTTTGATGCAAATAATAAAAATGTTACTTGCAACGATGCTACCTTAAGCGGAACAGTAGTCATGGGAAGCGGTACTTGGACTATGACGGGTACAGAAACAGTGTGGTACAAAACCACAGGGGTGATTAATGCTGGGACTTCGACCATTCTTCTTTCTAACACCTCAACAACAGCGCGTTCGTTTATAGGCGGAGGAGCTACATACAATAAATTGACAATTGGAGGTGCTACAGGGGCCAGCACAACATCTCTTTTGAACAACAGCACGTTTGGTGAGATTGCTAGTACCAAGACAGTAGCAGCAACAATTGCCCTTGGATCAACAATCCAAACAGTTGAAACATGGACAGCGGCGGGAACAGCGGGTAACTTGTTAACCGTATCGGGAACTTCCGCAGCATCGCCTGCATACCTTGTTTTAACTGGCGCTCCTAACACAAACGCAGTTGACTACCTAAACATCACCAATGTACGTGCTACGCCCTTGGATACTACGTGGTATGCAGGCGCAAACTCGGTCAACAACGGGTCGCTGGGCTGGATATTTGAGAATGGTGCGGGCGTTACATATGCAGGAATCATACTAGAAGCCGCTGCCTCAACAGATGCTGTAGCCGCATTGAGCGCGTTCTTTGCTTCACTGGGGGAGACAGCTACAGCTACAGATGCCAATGCAACGGCAGCTAGTTTTGCACCTTCTATCGGTGAAACAGCTACAGCTACAGATGCCAATGCAACGGCAGCTAGTTTTGCACCTTCTATCGGTGAAACAGCTACAGCTACAGATGCCGACAGTGCAACGCTAACATTTTCTGCTACGCTTGCTGAAACCGCTACAGCCACTGACTTAAACAGTAGCTTGATGGCGTTTTACGCAGCCGTCGTAGAGATTGCTACAGCACTGGACACATTGATTGGGGCCAGTGGCTTTCTGTATGCGGCCTTTATCAACGAGGTAGCTACTGCCACAGATAACGTTGCTGCTTTCGCGGCATTTGCTGCGGCTACAAATGAAATGGCCACGGCTACGGATGTCACTGGTTCAAGCGCTGCTTTCGCTCCTTTAGTTAATGAGACTGTCACGGCCACAGACGCGGCTTCGGTTAGCGCAGCTTTTGCAACACTGCTGGCTGAGTCGGCTACGGCTACAGACTTCTTGCTGGGGGGCCAACTATACCTTCGCGCAATCGCAGAAACTGCTACAGCTTCTGATGCCACAACAACAAGTGTCACTTTCCTCGGGTCTGTAAACGAGACATCTACGGGTACAGACGCCACTTCGTCAGCGTATCTTTTCTTTGCCTTAGTATCTGAAACAGCCACGGCCACGGACAGCCTGACAACGATAGCTACGTTCAACGCCCTCGCTGCCGAAACTGCCACGGCCACAGAAGACATCAATGCACCGGGAAGTATCTATAACACTGCTGTTTTAGTTGCTGTAACGATTACAGATAATGTCATCGGCGCATACCTCTGGAATCCAATTGATGACAATCAGACACCAAGCTGGCAAAATGTTAATGATGCGCAGACTCCCGGATGGTCTACAGTTCCAACACCGCAAACCCCAGCGTGGACGTCTATAATTAATTAATCAGCTTCTTAGGAGAATTTCATGCCTAGTTCATACACCACAAACCTTAAACTGACGCTTCCAGTTTCGGGTGAATTGACTGGTACATGGGGTGACATGGTAAACACCGGTATTACCGCTTTGCTTGACTCCGCTATCGCCGGAACAGCTTCTGTTGCAATGACAGACGCAAACCGGACATTAACTTCTGTGGATGGCGCTGCCGACGAAGCCCGACAGATGTTTATCGTATTGACGGGAACATTGACAGCAGAACGAAACGTTGTTTGCCCATCATTGTCAAAGCTGTACTTTGTTAAAAACAGCACTACAGGCGGCTTTGCGATTACGTTTAAAACCAGCGCAGGCACGGGCATTTTGGTTCCAAGCGGCTTGTCTGTTGCTTTGTATTGCGACGGCACAAACGTCTTGGATGCTATTACTTTTGCAAACATCCCAACTATTAACGCTACTACGGTTGACACAACAAACCTTGAAGTAACCAATATCAAGGCCAAAGACGGTACAGCAGCTATTACGCTGGCTGACAGTACTGGCGTGGCAACTATTGCAGCAGCACCGATCCTGACGGCCCTGACAGCCTCGCAGGTTGTGTTTACCAGCGCAACTAAAGCTCTTGTAAGCAACACCATTACAGGTACGGGCAACGTAGTTATGTCCACTTCCCCAACGCTGGTTACGCCTGCATTGGGTACGCCAAGCGCTCTGGTGGGTACAAACATCACGGGGACGGCTTCCGGCTTAACCGCAGGAAACGTTACTACCAACGCAAACTTGACCGGCGCAGTAACTTCTAGCGGCAACGCAACTTCCCTTGGTTCGTTTACTTCTGCGCAACTGGCTGGCGCTCTTACTGATGAAACTGGTTCCGGCGCAAATGTTTTTGCTACGTCTCCTACTTTGGTCACGCCGATCTTGGGAACGCCGCAGTCTGCTACGCTGACCAATGCTACGGGCTTGCCGATCTCCACAGGGGTAAGCGGTCTGGCTACTGGCGCAGCTACGTTCTTGGCTACACCTAGCTCGGCAAACTTTTCAGCATTGCTGACCGACGAAACAGGCACAGGACTGAACGTATTTGCTACTAGCCCTACGCTAACCACGCCAACACTCACTGGAGCAACCTTATCGGGCACAGTAGCAGGCGGCGGCAATCAGCTTAATAACGTCATCATCGGTGCGAGTACTCCACTGGCGGGTAGCTTTACTAACTTGGCCTATACAGGCACGCTCACAGGCAACGGCGGGGTTATTAACATCGGCTCCGGTCAGTTCTATAAAGATGCCGTGGGAAATGTGGGGATTGGGACGAGTACTCCGGGGGCAAACCATGCGTTAAATGTTGCTAACGACCGAAAATATAGCGCATTCACTGGGAATACGGGTTTTAACGCTGGCACACTAGGTTCAGTCAACCCTTCCCAATCGTCTGGATTGTTTTTTGGCTGGAACCAAAGCAACGGTGGGGGCGAGAGCAACATTGTTTACGGAACGGGCGCAGGGATTTCCCCCGCGCTTCAATTTGCGTCTTACAACGGAACAACCTACACAGAACGCGCCCGTATCGACTCCAGCGGTAACTTGCTGGTGGGGCAGACATTTCAAACTCTCAGCGGAAAGTTGTGTATAACTTTTCCCTCTGATGCTTTTGTTGGAGTTGCATCCACTACCAGCGCCACTACAAGTCAAATTCACAGCAGGTTTGCAAATGGAAATGGTGTTGTTGGAAGCATTTCAACAAGTGGCTCTACAACGACCTACACCACATCATCAGACTACCGCCTAAAGAACACCATCGCCCCAATGACAGGTGCTCTGGCAAGGGTCGCTGCGCTCCGCCCTTGCACTTACAAGTGGAATATAGACGGCTCAGACGGTCAAGGCTTTATTGCTCACGAGCTTGCTGAAGTTGAACCCGGCTGTGTAACTGGCGAGAAGGACGCAGTAGACGCTGAAGGCAAGCCGCAGTACCAAGGTATCGATACCAGCGTCTTAGTTGCCACCTTAGCAGCAGCTATTCAAGAACTCAAAGCAATCATCGACACCCAAGCAACCCGCATAACCGCTCTGGAGGCCAAATAATGCAACTCACCATCAACCAACTGAACCGCGAAGCCGCAACTGGCATTATCACCACAATCCATTGGAGTGCATCAAAGACCTTGGGTGAACATACAGCCTCTAGTTATGGCTCTGTGGGATTAACCGCTGGCGAAACAATTATCCCTTTCGCCGATGTTACTGAGGCCAATGTGCTGGCATGGCTGGCATCTGCTTTAGACATGGAAGCCACTGAAGCTGGTTTAGATACTCAGCTTGCATCGCTGGCGGCTCCTGCGGTATTAAATGGGATGCCTTGGTGATGGACTACACAGCTATTGGATACGCAGCCTTAATTGGCCTTGGCTCGACCTACGCCCTCTGGGTGTTCTTCTTAGCGGTTATGTCTTTAGCTCGGGCAAAACGAGCAGGCCAACTAACTACAACTGCAAAGGTGCTGGGCTATCCAGTTCTCATCGTTGGGTATGTCTTGGATTGCTTTGTCAACTTCACGGTGATGACTGTGTTGCTCTTGGAGATTCCGCAGGAGACTACGGTTACTTCGCGGCTTAGTCGGCATTTGAACGACTGTGACTGCTGGCGAAAGTCTATTGCTGCTTGGGCGGCTCCGCTTCTTGACCCGTACGACCCAGACGGAAAACATCTGTAATGGAAACACTACTCAACCTTTTAAAAACTCTGGCTCCAGCTTTGGCTACGGCTGTAGCTGGGCCACTTGGCGGAGTAGCGATTACCGCTTTGGCATCTAAGTTTGGCGTAGAAGATACTGTTTCCGCCGTGGCCGAAGCTATTTCTGGCGATCCACAAGCTGCACAGAAGCTGCGTGAAATGGAGTTTGAGTACGCCAAGCTGACTGCTGCTGATTTGAGTAATGCACGGGCCATGCACATCGCTGCTATTCAATCTGAAGACCCGTTTGTACGGCGGTTTACGTACTACTTCATCATGATGTGGACAGCCTTTGCTGTGATATTTATCCCTTGCATTATTTTCCTGCCTATACCCGCAGACAACGTTCGATTTGCCGATACCATTTTGGGCTTCTTGCTGGGTACGGTTATTGCTAGCACCTTTTCATTTTTACTAGGTTCCAGTTTCGGTAGCCGCGCCAAGGATCGTAAATGAAAGAAAACTTTACTTACGCACTTAATGCTCTGCTCGGCGATAACCGTGAAGGTGGTTATAGCAATCATTCTTCCGATCCGGGAGGAATTACCAACTGCGGCGTAACAAAGCTTGTTTGGGAAGAGTGGGTGGGTCACTCAGTAGATGAAAAAGCCATGCGTGCGCTGACTCCCGCTATTGTGGCTCCGCTGTACAAGAAAAAGTACTGGGACAAAGTAGCGGGTGACAGCTTACCCTCTGGGATTGACCATGCAGTATTTGACTTTGCCGTTAACTCAGGCGTAGGTAGAGCAGCTAAGTTCTTACAAAGCGCAGTAGGTGCTACAGAAGACGGCGCTATTGGCCCAATTACTCTTGTAAAAGTAACAGCGCAAGACCAGCAAAAACTGGTAGCGGCTTACAATGCAGCACGGCTTGCCTTCTTGTATGAACTTCCAATATGGGAAACGTTTCGCGGAGGCTGGGCTAGACGAGTAGTGGAAGTAACCGCAGAATCCAGCTTTCTCACGGCATAAGGAACCCCATGCCTTTAAAAAAACTTTCTTTGCGGCCCGGAATTAACCGAGAAAACACCCGTTACACAAGCGAATCAGGCTGGTATGACGGCGATAAGATTCGCTTCCGCCAAGGCACGCCTGAAAAAATTGGCGGCTGGGAGCGTATTTCTCTAGAGTATTTTTTAGGTGTTTGTCGTTCTCTATGGAATTGGGTTTCTTTGGGAGGCGTAAAGTTAATCGGCGTCGGTACAAACTTAAAGTTTTATGTATTGCGTGGCGGCTCTTACTATGATGTAACGCCTATTGAAGATACGACAACTTTGGGCAATAACCCGTTTGAAACAACCAGTGGCTCTCCGATTGTTGTCGTTACCGACTCAATTACCAGCTTCTACAACAACAGTTACGTAAGTTTTTCAGGGGCAACAGCAGTAGGCGGAGTAACTGTTTCCGGCGAATACCAGCTTGTGTCAGTAACTGGCACTACGTATGCAATTGATGTCGGGGTAAGCGCATCTAGCACGGCTACTGGTGGCGGTTCGGCTGTAGTTGCAGCTTATCAAATAGCTATTGGCTCTGAAATAGAAGTGCCAAATACAGGCTGGGGCGCAGGAACATGGTCTAGCGGCCCTTGGGGTATTGGAACAACATCTTCAGTACCTCTTAGGTTGTGGAGTCAGGCGAATTTTGGTGAAAACCTGATCTTTAATCCGCGTGGTGGCGGGCTGTATGTTTGGACGGTAGCGGGAAACGTTTCTAGTAGGGCTACTTTGGTGGCTGATGATGCGCAGGCTAACAACGTACCTGTAGCAATGAACAACATTCTTGTCTCTGACGTAAGCCGGTTTGTATTTGCGCTGGGATGCAGTGATATTGGACAGACAGTTATTGACCCTTTGCTTATTCGCTGGTCAGACCAAGAAAGCTTATTTGACTGGATGCCGTCTGCAACGAATCAAGCCGGCAGTATTCGGTTGTCTCAAGGTTCGAAAATCGTTACAGGCATTCAATCAAGGCAAGAAATCTTAGTGTGGACAGATGCAAGCCTGTACTCTATTCAATACGTAGGAGCACCGATTGTTTACAGCACTAACTTGATTGGCGATAACATTTCCATCATTAGCCCAAACGCTGCTTGTTATGCCAATGGAGTAGCTTACTGGATGGGTGTTGATAAGTTCTATAAATACGATGGTAGGACGCAAACCCTACGCTGCGACCTACGCAAGTACATTTATGACGATATTAATGCCTCTCAATATGGGCAAATATGTAGCGGGAGTAATGAGGGTTTTAATGAAGTCTGGTGGTTTTACCCTTCAAAAGATTCACTCATAAACGATAAATACGTTGTATATAACTATTTGGAAGATATTTGGTACTTTGGCTTAATGAGTAGAACAGCTTGGCAGGACAGCAGCTTAAGACAAGGCCCAATTGCAGCTACCTACTCTAGTAATATTGTTGTGCATGAAGTTGGTTCGGACAATGGCGAAGGAATGAATAACGTTGCTATTCCCGCTTATGTAACCTCGGCTGAATTTGACTTAGATGATGGGCATAACTTTTCGTTTGTATGGCGGATATTGCCAGACATTACTTTCCAAGGATCAACAACTGATTCCCCGAAGGCCACTATGTACCTGTACCCACTGAAGAACTCAGGCTCTGGGTACACCAGCCCAGCGTCTGTCGGCGGAACAAACAATGCAGAAGTAACAAGAACTGCCGTGCTTCCAATTGAAAAGTTTACAGGGCAAATCTTCACAAGGGTTAGAGGTAGGCAGTTGGCTATGAAGCTGGAATCTACGGAACTAGGTGTGGCTTGGCAGCTTGGATCGCCGCGAATTGATTTGCGTCCAGATGGCAGACGTTGACTTTCGTACGGATCATGGTGTATAATGAGGTTACTTTTAAAGGAGTAACAACATGACTACAAAATTTATTGATCGAACTGGGATGCGTTACGGGCGGCTAACTGCTGTAAAAAGAGCGGGTAGAAATAATTTAAAGAAGGTTCTTTGGGAATGTCTTTGTGATTGCGGAAATACGACAACTGTTCCTTCTGGGGCGCTTGCTACGGGAGGAACATCTTCTTGCGGTTGCGCTTTAAAAGAAGCAATTACCAAACATGGCTGCTCAGGAAAATCCTCCTACAACACTTGGAGAGGAATGATGAGGCGATGCTACAAAAGTGAAGACAAAGACTACGCAAAGTACGGTGGAAAAGGCGTAACGGTCTGCGAAGAATGGCATGATTACTTAACTTTTGCCAAAGATATGGGAGAGCCAAGCAGCAAGGAAACGCTTGATCGAATTGATCCGTATGGCAACTACGAGCCGTCAAACTGTCGCTGGGCTGGCTTGTCAACTCAAGCTAGAAACATTCGCATTCCAAAAGCCAACACATCTGGCTACATTGGCGTTTACAAAATTAGCGGTAAATGGGCAGCTCAAATAACCGCTAACAAGAAAAAATACTACATAACTAAGTGCGCAACCTTAGAAGATGCGGTTGCTGCTCGTAAGGAACTTGAACTTCTTTATTGGACTTAATCATGCCCAAAGCACAAAACATTTCACCTCCTGCGCTACCTTTTGCGCCAGAAGAGTACTCACGCACATACAACGACCAGTACGACAAGGTTCTTAGGCTTTATTTTACTAGCCTGCAATCCGTTGTTGACCAGATTGCGGCCAATGACATCATCTTAGCAACGAAGAACTACCTCGTAGCCGGTTTGCCAAGCGCGGCGGTATCGGGATCGGGAGCTAGGGCATTTGTGTCTAACGCGCTAAACCCTAGTTTTGGCTCATCGGTGGCTGGCGGCGGCGCAGTGCCTACGCCTGTTTACTCAGATGGTGTTGGCTGGAAGGTTGGCTAAAGAGTCGAAAAATGATACGATCCATGCAAGGTCTACAACAAGGAACAAAGTGAAGAAATATTGGTTCAATGGTTCACCAACCTATACCCATTTCACTGATTCTTGGAGTGTCTTGTTTCCAGCTTGGGAAGAAGCTTTTACAAAAGTAGCAGCGCACCATCGGGAGAGCGTTAACAATCCAGAGTTAGAAGCTCGTATTGATACGTTTATTGCACAAGAGCTTTCACATGCACGCGCACACAATCAACATAACAAGCGTGCTGAAATATGTGATTTGGCAGATAAAGAGTTTAAGAAAACAAAGATCATTGAACGAAAGCCGGGTAGCCCGTTGTGGCTGGCAACAATGATTTCAATCGAACATACTGCTGCTGTTAGTGCTCGTTCATTTTTAAATAAATTTGGACACATCAAGAGCCGAGAATTTAACTTGTACGCATGGCATTGCGTAGAAGAACTTGAGCATAAAAGTTTAGCCTTAGACTTGTGGAATCACTTAGGGTTTTCAAAAGCCCAACTAAATAAAGTTTCCAGAAAAAACTTTATATACACATGGAAATTTGCTTTTTCTTACACAATTAATAGTTTAAAAAAAGATAACCAGTTGTGGAAGTTTAAAACTTTGGTGGATGGATTTTCCTTGTTAAGCTATGTTGTTCTCCGTCTTTGGATTCCATACTTGCAGATTTTTAAACAGGATTTTCACCCTGACCATATTGACGATACAAAACTAATAGCTGTACATAAATGAAAATACCTCGCGCAAGCAAGCATGAAAATGATCCTTCAATAAAGGGCTTATTGAGCGCGGAAGAAATTGTGCGTACCGATTGGAAGCGTAACTACGAAAAAAAAGGCATTCCACTTGGGAGTTTGAAGCAAAGTATCAAAGACCACGTAGATAATGGTGGGCAAATGGGTAGGATGAGAAATACTCTTATCTTTTTAAAGATTAATGAAGGAGAAGATGACGTTCTCTTTCATACCTTTACTGCCGATGTGTATGAAGTTTATATGTCTATGACTCAACTTTTTGGTCTGTCATTGGCAAAAACTAGAGGCATAGAAACGCTTTACACATATGTTAGCGATAAGTCTTCGTATCGTATGGCTTGCAAAATATATGGTAAAGAAAACGTTGACATTGAAGAAGAAGACGACAAAGAAAATGGCAAGTACAAACTAACTATTGATATTGGCGAATCTTACAGACAAGGGCAAAGAGCCGTTGAAGCCAAGGCAAGGGGTTAATTATGGGTTATGTTCGGAAAAAGACTGGCCTTGACCTTAATCCACTTAACTTGGTTGAAAAAGCAGTTGATACGGTTGTTGATGTCGTCAATTTTACTGTTGACCAAATCATTGAACCTATAGTTAACACGGTGGTAGACGTTGTGCAAGCAGCACTAGACGACCCGATTAAAACTATAGCTCAAATTGCAGCGGTAGCAACTAAACAGTATTGGCTTCTTCCTATTATTGCTGGTGCTGATGTTGCTATAAAAGGTGGCGATTTAGGGGATGTTGCAAAAGCAGTTGCTATTTCTTATGTAATGCAAGAAGTAGCTCAGGGTGCTGGTGAATACGCTGGTGGAGCAGCTAGTGAGGCAGCAGTGGAAGCAGGATGGAGCGCTGCAAATGCGAAGTTGGCAGGTGAGATTATTGGCACGGGTGCTGGTGGCGCTGCTATAGCTGTTGTAACGGGTGGCGACCCACTGGAAGCGTTTCTTATTGGCGGCGCAACTGCTGGTGCTGGCGCTGTTCTTGGCAAAGTTTCGGGCTTTGGTGACTTTGCTAAGAATAATAAAGTAGCTGGCAAAGCTATTGAGGCAATGGTCGTAGCTAAACTGTCCGGAGGAAACGTTTCTGCGGCTGTTATTGGCTCTTTGATAGCAACGTCTGGCCTTGTGGCGGATACCATCAAAGAGTTTGACCCATTGAACGGGCAACCCGGAGCTAAGTTTGATGCAGCACAAACAGCTATTATTACAAACGTACTTACTGGAACGGCTAGTGCAGCCCTTTCAGGCGGCGATCCATCCCGAGTAATTCAAGCCGCACTGATGAAGGCTGGCTCCAAAGCTATCGGCGAAATGGCTACCGAAGGGTTTAAGTCGGCAACATCATCTGTTTCAGAATATTTCAATGGAGCAAAAAGCAAAGCCGACATTCTTGATGGAAACATTTCTGCACAAAACGAAGCCTACAACAACTACAAAGCCTACGCTGACCCACTAAACGCTAGGGTAGCTGAGCAAACCCGACTAAAAGGCGTGTACGACGCTGCTGTTGCCGCACACAACGCAAACCCTACCGAAGCCTCACGCAATACAGCTAATGCCGCTGGTGATGCTTTTGACGCTTACGTCACTAAGCTAAACAAAGACTACGCTGAAACCTATAGCCCGAACATTAAGAAGTACGGCGACCAGCTTGATAAGTTGCAGCAAGACTACGCCGTAGCTACGGGTGACTATGAAAAAGCAATGGATGCGTTTGCTGATAGTACAGACAAACTATCTGCTGTACTTGACCCTATTTACCTGACTAGTAACCGTGCATTTACAGAGGCGCTTGACCCTAACTTTAATGCAGATGAGTACCGGGAAATTAACGGCTTGGGCGCTGATGTAGACGTGTACGAAGACTACTTAAACCGTGGACAGCTTGAAGGTTTAGCGACAAACGATAAAGACCAAGCGATTATTGAAGCAAGAAACCAATTAAAAGAAGCTACTGGGAAAGACATACCTAACTATATTATTGAGCGTGCGCTTACTACTGACAATGCAAATAGAGATACTATTGTTAAGCAGTATGCAGAGACTGCAATTCAAGACAATACAAAATCAATATCTACGCGAGAGGATGCAACTAATGCGGTGCTGGGCGCGTATGAGCAAGCCGGTTATAGCCAAGAACAAATTAGCGCAAAGATAGATTCTGGTGAAGCTACGGCCAAAGCAAACCAGTTGCTTGAAGGGCAAAAAGCAAACGTAGAAAGCTTGCGTCAATACGCTACTGATTTAGGCGCATCCGCAGGAACAGATAGCACTGAGTACAAGGCTGCTTATAAAGATGCTCTTAATGCTATGGCTGACTATGGCGGCTATGGCGTTACAAAAACTGGCGAAACGTTTGCAACCGCAGAGTACGGAAAACTTGATCCTGATAGGTTGTTGCCAGTAAGTTACCACTCTGATACAGGGTGGTATCGTGACCCAGTAACGGGAGAGGCTTATTACAAAGTAGTAGTCACAGGCGGAACTCAAGAATATTTACCTGCGTCAGAAATTCCAGAGCAAGACATAAGCGCTTTATGGGCCATTGGAAACTCTGCCAATCCACCTGAAAGTGGTGGAGGTAGTTACTTTGGTAGTGGCTCTGGCGTATCCTCAGGGATGTTTGGCGGCTTGCAGCTTGTCTCAGTAGATGATGCTACTGGTGCCAAAATGTATTCAGACGGATCTGGTATGACGCTGATTGCATACTCTGACGGAAAAGGAAAAGTAATTAACAACAACATGGAAGTTGAGTTGATTACGCCAGAAGATTTGGCTAAGTTGATGGGAGAAGTACCAATAGCTAAGCCTCCTACGCCAGCAGCAGAAGTAAAACCCGTAGAAGAGCTTACTCAGCCAGAAGCTTACAACAAAGCCAAACAAGATGCTTTGGAAAGCGCGCAAACAGACCTGAAAAATAGCTACCAAACAGCAGACGAAGTTAAAGCTGCAATAGAGTCTTTTGGCTACAAGGCTACCCCACAAGAAATCCAGTCATTTGTTGGCGAAAAAACGCCTGACCAAATGAAGTTTGATGTAGAAAAATATGTAGATCCTAAAGTGGTTAGTCGTGCCGAGGCGAAGGCTGCATACGCTGCGATAGGTATATCTAAACCTACTAAAGCCGATATTGATAAATTAGTTGGACAATACTCGCAAATATATTTAAATGGAAAAGCTGCGGCCAACTTAGATGCTGCTCGGTACAACTCTATTCAGCAACAACTAGATAACTTAAACATAACTCCAACAGATATTGAGGGTATGCGATCTTCTCTTACAGAGGCTATCCAAACAGCTATAGACTTTGGATTACAGGGAGATGCTGCTTTACAGGCTGCAATTAGTGCAGTAGCAGAGTCGCAGCAAACTAGTAAAGAAGCGCTATTATCTAAATTAGGCACATCAGAATCTGCACTAAAATCTGAGTTTGCTGCTGGTTTCGCTGGTGTATCTCAGCAACTAAACGAAAAATACGCCGCTCTGACTGCTTCGCAAAAAGCTGAAGTTGATGCGCGTGTACAACAAGGCGCTGACTTGGGTGCAGCAATGGCTAGAGTGCAGTCGGCTCTTGAAGGGCAGATTGCTGGCGTAAGTGCTGACCTTAAAGAAGCTATCGACATAAACGAAGCTGCTGGCATGAGTAGAGATGCCGCAATTTCTAAGGCTGTTGATGATGTGGCGACAAGCGTTGGAACTACTCGTGCAGATTTATTGGCCAAGCTTGGCGCTACAGAGCAAAGCCTGTTGGAAAAATTCCAAGCTGGACAAGATAAAACACAAGAGCAAATTGCTGGTGTAACTGCTGAAATGCAGGCGCAGTACGAGACATTAACGGCTGGACAAAAAGCCACTGCTGATGCTTTAGTAGCTCAAGGCAAAACGTTTCAAGAAGCAATTGATGCTGCACAAGCCGAAACAGCAGGGCAAATTGGTGACTTGACTACTGAAATGCAAGCGCAGTACGCCTCTTTGACCGACGCTCAAAAAGCAACTGCCGACGCTTTGATTGCCCAAGGTGAAACGACGCAGCAAGCAATTGCCACTGCTCAAGCAGAGACAACGGACTTAATAAACACCAAGACAGATGCAATTAACACCCGTATTGCAGAGCTAGTTGCCCAAGGCGCAAGCCAGCAAGCAGCCACTACGCAGGCGTTTGCAGAAGTAAATGAAAAGCTTGGCACACAAGGCCGTGGCCCGAATCAGAGCGACTTGGATGCTTTAGAGCAGATGATTAGCGGAACACGGTCTACCGACCTTTCTTACGATACAAACAATGATGGAAGAATTGACGGGTCAGACCTAACATTTTTGACTGGTATTGTTAATGGGGATGCCGGTGGATCAGGATTTAATGCCCCATCTGGTTCGCCTTGGGCTGCTACAGGCTTGTATGGAAGCTTGGCTGATGCTGAAGCTGCACGAGCACAAGATGCTGCAAACCAAAAGGCAGCAGGCGAAGCAGCAGCAGCACAAGCAGCTACGAACGAAAAGAATGCACAGATACGCGGAGCCGGTGGTCGAGCAGCACAAGCCATGCAGCAGTTTGCTGGCTCTGCCCCTACATTGATACAACAAGCTACACAGCAAGTATCTGCGCCGATATACGGACAAGCAGTAGAAGCTTTTGACTTTGGCGCACCTTTGGACTTTAACTACTTTAACCCTAGCAAGGAAAAACAAGGTAGCCAAACAGGTGGGCAAACAACTAAAATGGCATCTGGCGGGTATCTTGACGACCTGCTGGGTGAAGATATGTCAGTAGATGACCTACTGAAACTCTTACGCTAAAAGGAACTCAAGATGGCTGAATATGATGACAGTAATTGGTATGACGGAATAGTTGATTCTGCTGGCAATTTATATGATTACGCCACAGATACTGCTGGTGATGTTTGGGATTGGGCAACATCATTTGATTCTGGTGATGGAAACTATACGCAAACATTTGATGACGGAAGTACGATAACTTTTGATGCAAGCGGTAATCCTCTTGGGTCTACAAACGCGACTGATTCCGATAATGGAGGGCTTAGTTCAAAGCTTGGAGATATGCTTTCTAGCCTTGGCTCGTCTGCATTTAATACTTTAAAAAAGGTATATACAAAAAAAGATGCACAAGGTAAACCAACTACTGATTGGGCCGCTTTGGCTGCTACTGGTGTTGGTTTGTATGGCGCTATGAATCCAAAAAGCGGCGGTAATACTGGCGGTTATGGCAAACCCGTACCCAACTTGACGGCAAGCCGTCAGCAAATTCAATACGACGATCCAAACCGAGTAGCTGGCTCAGCGGGACGACAGTACTTTACCGACACTAAATATGGTGGCACTGACCCTGCGGTGCAGGCGCAAGGCATTACGGCTGCATACCAGCCTGCCGCTGCGACAACTAACCCTTATGCTGGGACAATGGCTAGGAAATATAACGACGCCCCTATGCAGCAGCAAAATTCAATGCAACCGGCATCAAACGTTTCAAATACACTGCCTGTTCCAGAGGCGCAAGGATTTAATATGGGTGGAATTGCACAATTAGCCAAAGGTGGCCGCTACTTGTCTGGCGATACAGATGGCATGGCTGATGAGTTGCAAACAAGCATTGATGGCGAACAAGCTGCGGCACTGAGCCACGGTGAGTTTGTAATCCCTGCTGATGTTGTTTCTCATTTGGGCAATGGAAACTCTGAAGCTGGTGCGGATAAGCTGTATCAAATGATGGCTCACATCCGTAAAGCACGGACTGGTAGCGAGAAGCAAGGCAGAGAGATTGACCCCGACAAGTTTATTCCGGGCGGTACTCAAAAAGCTCAAAGCGGTGGACTGATGGGGTTTGAAGGCGGCGGTGCTGTTCCAGCCGCCTCTGCTGGTATTGCACCAGACACTTCAAAAACATCTACGCTTTCCCCTTGGGTTGGCGACTATGTGACCAATGCTCTTGGTGAAGGCGCTGCTGCTGCGGCACAACCTTACCAAGCTTACCAAGGCCCATTGACTGCTGGTGCTTCTGATTTGCAACAACAAGCATTTGCAGGGGCAAGTGAAACTGCGCAAGCTGGCTACAACCCAACGCAATTTACAACCAATAATTTTGGTACTGAGCAGGCTAACCAGTACATGAACCCGTACTTGGATAATGTGCTGCAACCGCAAATGGCTGAGTTAAAGCGCCAAGCAGATATTCAACGATTGAGCGACAACACAAGCTTAACCAAAGCAGGTGCTTTTGGCGGTAGCCGTCAAGCAATCATGAACTCTGAAGGCAACCGTAACTTGCTGAACACGCAAAGTACTGCGCTTGGACAGGGCTACTCCAACGCCTACGACAAAGCTATGGCTCAGTTCAACACCGAGCAGGGCCGAGATATGGAAGCTCAGAAAGCTACAGAGCAGTCAAACCAATATAGCTCTGACTTTGGCTTGAAGTCACTGGCTGATTTGTCGCAACAAGGACAAACACAACGCGCTATTGAAGCTGAAGGTATTGCTGCTGATAAAGCTCAGTTTGAACAGCAACGTGATTACGCAATGCAGTTGCCGCAATACAAACTAAACTTATTGCAAGGTCTGCCAATTGGCGCAAGTACCTCATCGTCAGATGCTGGTGCTTTGTCTAACTTGACCTCACAAGTTTCCGGCTTGGCTAGTTTGTATCAAACCTTGTCTAAGCTTGGCGTTACCTCTTAATTTGAAAGCCAATATATGAATCTCGTCAAAGCACAAGACCTCGCTAAAGAGCTTTCAATCCCAGAGCTACAGCAATATGCCAATGGCTCTAACCCTGAAATCATGCCGCCTTATGTTGCGCTTGGTGCTCTACAGGCAAAAGAGTCAATGCAGAAAAAAATGGCTGCAATGCAAGGCGCTGCACAGGGTGAGCAGCCTAGCGTTAAAGAGCAAGTTGAGCAGAAAGCTGGACTGATGGCGTTGCAAGGCCAACAACAGCAACAAGCCCAACAGCAAATGACGCAACAGATGCAGCATCGGCCTATGCCCACGACTGAGAACGTTCCACAACCAGAGCCACAACCACAAGTTGAGCCAATGGGCATGGCGCGTGGTGGGCTTACCCGCCTGCCCGTTAACTTCAACTTTCGCCAAGGTGGGATTATTGGCTATGCTGGCCCAGAAGGTAGCCTTGTAGGTAAAAAGCCTTTGGATGAAGACGCGCAAATTGCACTACAAGAAGCTCAGCGTACAGGCGACCGTGAAGCCATGATGTTGACGATTAGGAAGCTGGCTGCTGCTGGATACGATGTTGCAACGCTTATTCCTCGCGGAGTGATGGGAGCAACTGAATCTGTTGTTCGTGGAGTGGCCGACTCCCGCTTGGGTCGTGCATTTGGTTTGGATGCAATACCTAAATTGCCTGAATCGGCTTATGGCGGAGATCGCACTAGCATGACTCCTATGATGGATAGAGTTAACCGTGAAGAAGAGGCTGGTCAGAACCCTGCTGAACCACAGATGCCACAATCCGCACCGATGGCTGGGCCACAAGCAGCGCCGCCTACTGGCCTGCCTGCTGCAATGCCGCAGCCACAAGCTATGCCTAAGCCGCAAATGCAACCGCAAGCGGGGCCACAAGGTATGCCGCAAGTTAAACCGCCTGCCGCACCACAAATGCCGTTTGCTCCACAAGCCCCAATTGCGCCTGAAGCCCCGGTTGTTTCAGACCAAGACAAACTGATTGCCGAAGAGATTGCACGGCGCAAAGCGTTTGGCGTTGAGGGAGAAGCTGGTGCTGGCGCTGAAAGCCGAATGGCTGACCGAAGGAAACGTTTCGAGGAAACACGGCCAACTGGCCTTGACGACTTGATTCGAGTATTCGGCCAAGCTGGACAGTACAAAGGACTGAGTGGAATGGGGCCAGCTTATACGGCTAACGAAGACAGCAAGCGTGCAGCACGGTCTAAGTTTGAGGCTGAAATGGAAACCCAGCAGTCAGGCATTGAAGACAAGCGCCGTACTGAAGGCGTTGGACGCGCTGCTGGGATTGGTACTGGCCTTGCTGGTCTGCGTGAAATGCAACAGAAAGAAAAAGAGTCCACATCAAGAAACGTTACGCTGCTTGAACAATATCGCATTCAAGCTGCCGCACAGAATCGTCCGGGTGAAGTGGAACGACTGCTTGCTAGATACACTGAACTGAAGCTTAAAGACCCTGCCGCTGCTGAAGAAATGATGAAAAACATCATGCAGATTAAGACTGGCTTGCCGGGTGGCAAGGGCACTATGACGCGGGATCAGGCTATTGATAACGTAGGCAAGCTTCTTACAGACCCAGTGCTACAGTCGAGAATGCAGAAAGAAGCTGCTGCTGCGCTTGGCAAAAAGGATATAACTGTTTCTGAAATGCAAGAGTATTTTGTGCAGAAGGCTATGGGCGGCGGTTCATCTGGCATAGGCGGAACCGATACAACAAAGCCAACAGCCGGAACACGATTAAAATTTGACGCTCAGGGCAACCAGATCAAATAAGGAAATGTATGACGATAGAAGCAGAACTGGCCGATGGACGCATTCTTGAGTTCCCAGACGGTACTGACCCAAGCGTCATACAAGCAACAGTAAAGAGAATGCTCCCCGCCTCAACTGAACGAACGTTTGGCGAGGCTGTTAAGGACATTGGTGCTGGTGTAGTTTCTGGCACTGGCTCTCTTGTGCAGCTACCCGGCCAGTTGTACGGCTTGGCTACAGGCGACATGGAAGACAGTGGCCTACTAGGTGTTGGCAAAGATATTGCTGAGTACGGCCAAGAAATGAAATCTCCCGGCCTTAAAGCTAGGGAAGAAGTGCGTACCAAAAAGGTTGAAGAAGCTGCCAAAGACGGACAATTTTCAGCCTTTAAGACAGCGCTGAGCGAGACTGTAAAAGACCCCGGCCTGTTGCTTAACTTTCTGGCTGAGCAGGCTCCGTTGCTTGCCGTTCCATTTGGCGTGGGTCGTGGTGTAGCTGCTGGTGCACGCGCTGCTGGTGTAGGCGCAGAGGCTGCTGCTGGTGTTGGCACTAGTGCCGCTGTAGGCGCTGGTGCAGTGCAACAAGGGGCAGACGTTGGATCGGGTACTTACGAAAAGATTTACCAAGAGCTAAAAACCAAAGGGGCCAGCGAAGCAGAGGCTTCTGAAGGAACACTAAACCTAGCCCGTGCCGCTGGCGCAAGTGCAGGTTTGATTTCCGTACTAACAAACAAGCTTCCCGGCGCACGCAAGATGGAAGAGATTCTTGCTGGCGCACCTGCTGTTGGCGGAAGAATTGGTAGCGGCTTGAAGACTGCTGCCGGTGAAGTTGCAAGCGAAATCCCTGAAGAGGTTGGTGGACAGATTTCACAAAACTTGGCTGTGAAGCAAGTTAAGCCAGAGCAAGATGTATTTGAAGGCACTGGTGAGGCTGCTGCTATGGCTGCTGTTGGTGCTGCTGGATTGGGTGGGGCAACTGGACTTGCAAGCCGCGCTAAGCCTGCTGTACAACCTGCTGAGCCAGAAGTACCTGAAGCCCCAGAAGCACCTACTTCGCCTACTGCGCCAACAGCGCCGCTAACCGCCATTGAAGCTCCAAGAACTTTTGAAGTTCCTAAGCTGCGCGGCCCGGATGATCGGCTGAGACTACCCGGCCCTATGACTAATGCTGTGCCAGAACCCGTGGCTGAGCCAGTAGCAGAGCCTGAATTTACAGACCAAGAGCGTGAAGCACTAAACAATTACACAAGTGGCGAACCTACTGCCGATGTGTTTACCGGGTTACAAAACCGTGACCGCGCTACCCCTGCCTCCATCCAGCAGATGAAGAGTATCTCCAGTAAGCCAGACTATGACCGGCTAAAGGTGTCCCCTGACTTTGCCCAAGGCGCTCCCGTGGTGATGAGTGACCTAGAACTACCCCAAGGCAACATGGGTAGGACTGAAATGGTTACTGCTGCCGATGGCCGCAAGATTCCAGTGCGCTATGCGGTGGTTAGCGCAAAAGATGTGATGACCTCCCACGACGCAAGCGGCCAAAAGATTCCCGGCTATGCAAATGCTGAACAAAGTGGTCTGCGTGTAGTGGCTGGTAACGGACGAATTGCGGGCTTACAAGCTGCTTACGCGGGTAACACTGCGGGTGCTTACGCGAAACGTTTCGCCGGAGATACCCAGCACGGCATTTCTCCTGATGCTATTGCTGCCATTGCAGACCCAGTGCTTATCCGTGTGATGCCTAAGTCGTATGTCTCTAAAGACATTGGCGACGTATCCAATATTTCTGCTGGACTTGGCTTTAACCCAGTAGAGAAGGCAAAGAACGATGCTTCGCGGTTTGACCTGAACGGCTTGCAGTTCACAGAAGGAAAAGACGGCTCATTAGAAATTAACGAAGCGACTGCGGCTCAGTTTGTAAGAGCCATGCCTAAGACTGAACAAGCTGAAATGATGGATGGCAAGGGTAAGCCAAACACGATGGCTATGTCTCGTTTAAACAATGCAATCTTCTATAAAGCTTACAACAGCGACACATTGATTGACCTGTTTGCCCAAGCTACAGACCCAGAGGCGAGACTGATTTTGCGCGGGATGCAGAAAGCAGCACCAAAAGCTTTTCAGCTTGAAGGCGCTGGTGAGTACGATGTTCGCAAGAACATCATTGATGCTGCTGAGCTTGCTATCAACGCACGCAGAGATGGCGTAAAGCTGAAGGACTACGTGAAGCAAGGCATGATTGACCTTGACCCAAATACACGCGCAGTTCTGGAAATGTTTGCAGACAACAGCCGCTCCGGTGTACGCATGGGTGAAATGCTTTCTGAGCTTGCAGACAAAGCTTACCAACAGTCGCAAACTGGTGACGATATGTTCGGTGCTGTGCCTAAAGTGCCAGTCGCCGAGTTGTTTACGTTTCCAAAGCCAGCAAAAACAGAAGAGCCAGTGGCTGAGCCTGCTGTCGAGCCAGCCAAACCTGCTGCCGCAAAACCTGAGCCAACTAAGCCTGCTGCAAAGCCTACTCCAGCCAAACCTGCTGCCGCCAAAGCAGCCCCCAAGGCAGAGTCAAAGGACTTTGTATCTACGAAGCCAATAGAGCAGATTGCCAAAGAAATTACCGGCATGACCCTTCCACAATTGGCTAAGTGGGCCGTGGACAACGCGCCAAACAGCGCCGCTAAAGCCATTGCGGAAAAGGTTTCGGCGCGTGTAGCCGACTTTGGCAAACGAGGTATGTTTCCGAAAAAGGTAAAAATCCTTAACGACGGACAGCGTAAAGAAAATGGTGTGCGCGGCTATGCACGATCATCCATGCTGGGTAATTCTGGTGTAAATATTGAGCTTGTATTGAATGGATTGGTCAACGGAAAAGGAGACAGACTTACCGGAACCAATTACCAAACAATATTGCACGAACTAACGCACGTAGCAACTGTTATTCAAATTAATTATTCGCCCAACAGCAAAGAAGTAAATGATCTGAAAGTTCTTCTGCGGAAAGTAAAGCAGAGCATTGCTGTAGATGTCAATATGTACAGGAAGCATCCTATCGTTGAAAGTATTTCCAAAGGATCAAATACAGTTGTTGATACTGATGAATTACTTGCTTGGGGCTTTACCAATCCAGATTTTCAAGACTACCTATCTACTATTAAGGTAGGTGAAACAACTGCGTTTGGGCGACTGGCATCTATCGTTAGAAACTTGCTTGGCCTTGATGTTAAGTACGAAACCGCTTTGGATGCGCTTATGCGTACCGGCGAAGCTTTGTTGGATATGTCTACGGCTGAATTACAAGATACTTTAAAACAAGGCGTCCTACTAAAAGGCATACCAAAGAAGCCAACTACAAGAAAAGCTGAAACAGTTCAGAAGGACAATATTGAATCAGACAACTTCAAAAAGTGGTTTGGCGATAGTAAGGTGGTAGACAAGAAGGGCGACCCGCTTATTGTTTATCATGGAACTCCAAATGGAGGCTTCTCAGCTTTTGATGCAAAGAAACTTGGCAAACGAGGAACTTTTGCATCATCGAAGTTGGGATTCTTTTTCTCATCTAACCAAGGCTATGCCAACTTAATGGCGAGCTACACTAGAAATAAAGACACGGAATCTCCGACTGTTTATCCTGTTTATTTGAGTATTAAAAATCCGTTAAAAGTTTTTACTACGGAAATTTATAGTGCAAAAGAAGCAGATGAAATGCTACAGCAGGCCATAGACGGTGGTTATGACGGCATTGTGGATGAGATGGGTAACTATGTTGCATTTAAGCCAAATCAAATTAAAAGTGCTATTGGCAATAATGGCGAATACTCTGAAGCAAGTGAAATCATCACGGAAAGCCGTGTTAGCGACATGGCTGAGAAGGCTACAGAAGCGGCTAAAGAAGCTTTGCAGAAGCGTAAACCTATTGCCAGAGAAGCACTGAAGGACGTTGACCCTGACTACGTAGACAAGCTGGGTAAAGTGTTTAACCCGCAAAGCGATACGATCATTGACAGGATTGCTTCTTTGAAAGACGGCTTCTGGCGGCGTGCGGCGCAGGGTATTGCTGACCAGTACCGAACTATCAAAGACTACTCTGAAGAGAGCTATATGCTGGCTCGTATTTCTAAGAGTATTGATGGTGCGCTAGAAGGACTGCTGTTCCACGGCCATGTGTTCAATGATGGCGGTGCGCTAAACATTGACACCAAAGGCAAGGGATTGCTGGATGCGCTGAAGCCAGTTGGCCTAGAGACAGACCGCTACATGATGTGGATTGCCTTGAACCGCGAGGCACGGCTACCGAAAGACAAACGATCCCCTAACCTAGCTGACTTGCTGGATGGCCGGGAAACACTTGCAGCGGGTAAGCTGGATGGTAAGTCACGGCTTGATGTTTACCGCCAAGTACAAAAGGACATGAACGCACTGAACAAATCCGTGCTGGATGTTGCGCTGGGTGCTGGCTTGATTAACTCATCCGTCAAAGACATTGCTGCCTTGCGTGAACGGACTGATTTGAGCGAGAAAGAAATCAACGACAAGATTGCAGAGCTACAGCAAAACCCCGGCGCGTATGAACGGTTTACTGCTGACATCTTCTACATTCCTTTTTACAAGCAAATGGAAGATGGCGACTTGCAGGGTGCTTCAACCGCTTCGGGATTGACTAGCCAGAGCTTTAGTAAAGCGCTAGAAGGCAAGAACGACAAGCCGTTTGGCGACTTGATGGAAAACACACTGAGGAATTGGTCGCACATTCTTTCGGCTTCGATGAAGAACCAAGCTTCTAAGTCCACCTTGGATGCAGCCATTAACGTTGAAGCTGCCCTGCCTAACTTGAAGCCTCAGTTTGCATGGCAAGACGGCCAAGTGGTAAGCGCTAAAACAGGCGAAGTAGTGGGTGATGGCAGTTTGCAGTTTGGTCAAACCAAGTCCGACAAGGGTATGGTTAAGATCATGGTGAACGGTCAGCCAACCTACTATGAAGTGCTTGACCCAATGTTGCTAGATGCAATTTCAGCCATTGGCTACACAGGGCCAAAGTCAAAGTTCCTTGATGTAGCGCGTGACTTTAAGAACATTCTTCAGTACGGTGTTACTTTGTCTCCGGCGTTTAAGGTGCGAAATCTGATTCGTGACTCTGTTTCTGCGCTTGCTGTATCGGGCTTGAAAAAGAATCCAGTAGCCAACGTTATTGAAGGCTTGTCTATCTCGGATGCCAAGAGTCCGTTGTACATATCTGCACTGGCCGGTGGAGCTATCTTTAATTTTGGCTCTGCTTACGAGGGGGATCAGGCAAGATTAGTGAAACGTCTTCTCAAATCAGGGGTGCAGCCTAACTCTATTTTGAACACACAAGAGAAGATTAAAAAGGCACTGCTGGCCGCGCACGCAGCGTATGAGGTGCTTGGAAATAAGTCTGAAGCAGCCAACCGTATGGCTCTTTACAAGCAGATGCGCGACAAGGGTATGAGCCACTTAGAAGCCTCCTACCAAGCGCGTGACTTGCTGGACTTCTCTATGCAAGGCTCATGGCCTGCTTTTAGATTGCTGACGCAAGTGGTTCCGTTCTTGAATGCGCGGGTACAGGGCTTGTACAAACTAGGCCGTGACGGTGTTATCCCAACGGCGCGAGTGATTTACAACGCCTCAACTGGCAAAGAGATTGATGCTACAGACAGAATGAAAGCGCAGCAATTTAGCATCGTTGCAAGTGCTGTTGGCTTGGCCTCGCTAATGCTGTACTTTGCCTTTAAAGATGATGAAGACTTTAAAGCACGGGATGAGTGGGACAGGGACAACTTCTGGTGGTTTAAGCTGCCGGGTATGGATCAAGCTTTCCGTATTCCAAAGCCGTTTGAACTGGGTGCATTTGGAACTATTGCCGAACGAGTGGCTGAGCAGATTTTCGACCAAGGTGCAGAGGGCAAGCAGATTGAGAAAAGCTTGACCCGTATGTTGGGCGATACGTTCTCGCTGAATCCTACTCCGCAGATCATTAAGCCGCTTCTTGACTTGTATGCAAACAAGGACAGCTTTACAGGTGCGCCGATTGAGTCTTCAGGCATGGAGCGCTTGTCTAAGCAAGAGCGCATTACGGACAACACCAGCCCACTGGCTGTACTTTTCTCTGGTATTGCAAACGTTGCATTACCAGAGAAAACTGAAATGTCTCCGGTTCAAGTTGACTACGCTATCAAGGCGTACTTCGGCTGGCTGGGTGGCTCGGCTTCTTGGTTGTCACACTATGCCACTATGCCATTTAGTGAAGGCACTAGGCCCGACAACAGGTGGACGGATACGCTGAGCATGGGTTTTGTCAAAGACCTTCCGGCAAACCAATCTAAGTACGTGACAGCGTTCTACGACCAATCAAAAGAGATTGGTCAGGCGTATGCAGATATGCGCCACTACGCTTCAATTGGCGACTCAGAAAAGGTAGAAAAAATACTTGAGGAAAAGGGCGACAAGATTGCCTTGGCTAAGTTCTACGACAAGACCTCAAAGGACATGGCAAGAGTCAGGGCGGCTATCCGCGTAATTACGAACGACAAAGATATGCCCGGCGACCAGAAGAAAGAAGAGATTGAAAGACTCAAGCTCATCATTTCTGAAATCGCCAAGCAAGCTGAAACCGTCCGTAAAGATATGAAGAACTAGAGAAACGTTTCGTTTAGCCGTGCCCAACAAGGTTTTGAATAGTCTTGTTGAGCGCGTCTAGTTCAGTCATTTTCCTAAGAATCCAAGCACGCTTCTGACCGTGAAGGCCGTTAAAGCTGCCTTGGTGACAGTCCTTACACAAAGGGATGACGCAGTACTGAAGCGATTGCTCAATGTGGTGGCCGTCAGACGGCCCCGGTGCGTCACACACAGAGCAGTTCATCATCTTGACGTTGCCTATGTGCTCCCTTTGCTTAGCTGTAAGCTTGTTGTTCATTTGTCAGGATTGTTTTCGGCCCAATCAAGCGTCTTGTATAGCGCACCAACAGCTTCATAAACGTCTTCACGAAGCCCATCCCTGCGCTTATGAAGAAGCTTGTTCTCAATTAAGCGGATAAGCTTTTCAGCTTGGATTAAGTGTGTTGACCAGTCGTTCATTTGTTTCTTGCCTCAATAAGTTTGTCTGCCAATTCATATACTTGTTTGCCAAAATCTTCAGACCACATGCCGGTTTCATTGATGAAACCCCGGACTAAAGCGATAGCAAATTCATCGCGCAACGTAATTTCACTACTTTCAATTTCATTCATACCATCCTCTTTTCTCTTTCAATCATCATGGCTTCAGCACGGTCAAAAGCATCTTTAGCTGCCTCTTTAGGTGTAGACAGGGTTGATGTAGTTATTGAAGCAAACCCTGCAAACCAATCCAGCATGGTTATCTCTTGAATAGAGACAAACTCAGGAGTTGGCACAAGGGACGAGATACCTTCAGGCTTTCGTTTTGTTGCCACGGGGTTTACCTTTCACGTTTTGGATAACCAGCATAGGAAGAACTTGATCTTGCAAGTAAAACGCCATGCTTTGCCCCTCGATACCAAGTGACTTGCACCATGAGTCGTTATGAAAAACGGCCATGACATCGCGGATAGCTTTGTTGTAGCCAGCATTGAAAGCGTCATCGCCTTCAATAATCATAGTGATAGCGTCACGGACTAACCCGCTGGCTTTACGGTTTCCAGCAGCTTCTTTAAGCTTGGCATGGATGTTCTCTGGCAGATGCACAGAGTAAGGGATTAAGCGTTTTGCTTCCATTGCATGAATTCCTGATAGATGAACCAAAATTGTTTGGCGGCTTCTCGATTGTCTTTTAGCTCGGCACGGGACGTAATCTTCAGTTCCTCCCTTAGCCAATCCGTTACTTCGGATTCTGAATCTCCGCCGAAGCTTTGGCCGGTGTCAAAAAGAAAAGCCCCAAAGTGCTTATCCTTACACAAGATAGCCGACATGCGTACTGGATCACGTGCGTACTCTTGATCGCGGTTCATGGGAACGTCGCCGTCAGACAACCTAACCATGACTACCTGATAACGTGCCCCAACAAAGTCACGAAGCACTTCTTCGGGAGCTTCGTCGGGGTGGACGTTAAGGGTCAGAATAAATCCTGACCGATCTTGCCGCATCGCAATTTTGATAGCCTCAAATTGCAACGTTTTCATGGTCAGAATGGAATCGAATCGTCTGAATCATCAAACAAAGGCTCAGGCTTTTTAGCTACCGGACGGTACTCTTCCGGCTCTGAGGACTCTTTGCGACCACCTTGAAGGGCTACATCGTTGACACGAATCTTCATGGTCTTGCGCGGATTGCCGTCTTTATCTTTCCACTCGTTTTCAGTGATTGATCCATACACTGCAACAGCTTGACCTTTGGTGAGGTACTGAGACAGTGCAGAAGCACGCTTACCCCATAACTCACAACTCCACCAGATAGTTCCTTTGTCGCGGCCTGCTGAGTCGGCTACTGAAAAGCTGGCAACAGACTCGCCGTTGTTCAATGTTTTAAGTTCGCAATCACGGCCTAAAGTACCGGCGATAGTAATGCTGTTCATTCTGCTGCTCCTTGTTCACGAAATTTAGTCTTGGCCTTTTTAAACTGTTCCATCACATCGTCATAGCTGGCGGGTGATACTTTCTTCAGTTCATCAAACACGTTGCGGTTTACTTTGAAGATGCTCATAACATCAGCTTCGTTAGCCGCCATATCCAAGCCCATCTTGGTTACATCGACCACAGTAGATGCCCATGTTTCGGGATCAGTACCGGGCTGAGCACTTACTTTAAGCTGCCAAGGAACCGGCTTGCCTTCGATGTTTGCTGGCGGTGCTACTGGTGCTGGTGGACGTGATGGCGAAGGTGCTGGTGGCCGTGGGGCTGGCCTTGAGGCTGCATTGCCATCATCATCTTCTGGAGCGATACCGCAAGCCGTCATAAGGCTGTAGCGCCGTGCATAGGTAAGGGCTGAGCCGTAACCCTGCGCGTCATGCTTGGTTGCTGGAACGTGCAGTTTGCCACTGCTAAGTTGCTCACCTGATTCGTGGATGAAAACAGTTTCGACAATGACGCCGTTATCGCATTCATGAGTAGGCTGCATCAAGAAGATGCCGTTGTTATTGAGAGCGTCAACCACTGCCTCTACGCAAGCCGACAAGTTAGCGTACTTTGAACGGAAGGCTGGGTTGGTGTGGGTCTTGAGCGCTGGCCCAAACTCCTTCTGGGCTTTAACCAGTGCTGCGGCGATAGCTTTCATGCTGTAACTTTCTTAGTTTTAGATGCTGGACGGCCACGGCGCTTTGCTGCTGACCCGTCTTTCTTAAGGCCATAAGGGGCGAAAACAGCAGTTGGCAAAGGCGCTGCTGGAGGAAACGTTTCCTTTTCTTGGTTACGCTTTTCTCTAGGGACATAACGAAACGTTTCGTTTGCCCCTTGAAACGCCGCCATATCGCCTTGGCCGAGGATGGCCCCTACGTAATTCCTTGTAGACGACGCATTATCAGAATCTAAACGAACAGTGTTCATGGATTCAGCCAATCTTTTTGCAAATGAAGCTACCGAAAGAATGACCAGATCAATGTCATCGTTAGACATGGGGATGTTGTAAGTTTTCATGATGTTTCCTTGGTTGATAAATAAGTTTTGTACTGATTGCAAAATCCATTGACTTGACAGAAATTTTCACAGCGCGTACGAGCACCCGGACGATGTTCAATGAAGTAGCCCTTAGCAGGCATAGAAATCTCAGCTTCGTCCCGCGTCTTGTGAACGCTCTTTGCACGGACTCCACCTTCTTTTTTGACTGCGAAAGCTTCGGGTTTTGCCCACATTTCCGAGTCAGTGCATTCAGGCATTTCGCCGTCTGTTTCCATTTCAAACAATGCTTCGCCATGTAACTTGATACGGGCGAGAACGTAGTTTGTACGTGTCTCCATAGACCATAAAGGGATGTCGATGGTAACAATAGGAGCTTGTGGGTAGCCTTCCTTAGTAGAGGCTTCACGGCGACTCCAGTCCCGGACAATGGCAATGATCTGAAGCTTCTTAACTTTGACCTTCTTGGCGTACTCAACCAAGAACGCATAGCTGTTTAACTGGCTGTGCCAATCTTGCTTCTCATTCATGACCGCCCATGCAGATGTAGTCTTGTAGTCTGAAACAATGATGCCGTCTTCCTCGATCTCTTGTAGGTCAATGGCTCCACTGATGTTCAGGCCATCGACTAAAGCATGGATGCGCTCTTCAACAATGTGGTTTTCACCTTTGCCGTGCTCAAGGACATTGTGGATGGCTGTGCCAAAGATAGACCAAACCATGTCGGCTGCGTCTTCCTCAAGATCATTCCAGTGCTTGCGCTTAAGCTGGACAATGCGGGGGCTGTTAAGCAGTTCCGTCACAGACATATTTGCTTTGCCCTTGCTGTACTGCGGTCTGGCAATGACGTTCAGGACGGTCTGCGGAAGGTTGAACTTGTTAGTGAGTTTCATTTTGTTTTGAGAATTTGTAGAACTTGGTTAGTAAATCAATAGATGTTGGAAGGCTTTTGCCCATGCCAGCACAGCCAACTGCATAGGCAATTCCTGTAGCGGCTGCGGCAGTATTGGCATCAACGCCTCGTTCATCAAGCCGTGTAAGAATTTCCATCGCAAGGCTGACGGTTGTATTCAGCGGCTCAATGGGTTTCATGACTACCCATCTTGTAAGTGCTACGAACCAAATCAATAGCATGTGGAAGAGGCATACCACTAACCCTCGCACCACCGGCAAAGGCAATGCCCATAGAAAGAACTGCCATTCGCATATCAATCCCTTCGTCTTCCAAAAACTGAATGATCCTTGAGCTAACTTCTATTGATGCTGAAATTTTCTTTTCGGCATCTTCGATTTCCGCCTTCGTTGGTTGTGTCATTGCTTGCTCCTGTGTGTTGAGTGAGGCTCCAATGTACCTGATAGGATGCTGCCTGTCAACAACCTATGTGATATAACTGGTAAATAAATGAGGAACAACCATGAGAGCAGCAAGACGCGATGACAACGAAGCAGAAATTGTTAAGGCTCTACGTGCGTGTGGGGCTAAGGTGCGGATTGTCACTCAGGGCGATGGCATTCCTGATTTGCTGGTTACGTATAAGGGTTACACGATCCTTATGGAAGTCAAAGACGGACTGAAACCCCCGTCAGCCAGAAAGCTGACAGAGGCTGAACAGAAGTTCTTTGATGAATGGACTGGCGGAATGCTGGCAAAAGTAGAGTCCGTGGAAGAAGCTCTGGACATCCTGAAAGCTTGCGTGTAGACTGAGGGCGAGGGTTGTCATTGGCCTTCTCCTTGTATTGAGTTGCTCCCGCCTAAAAAACGGGAGCTTTTTTTTTGATACCTGTTGACACGTTGAGTTGTGTTGGTGTACATTGGAGTTGTTGTCGTTGCACACAGCATATCTAGCCGCTTCATTAAGTATCTTGCCTTTGGTTCTTCCAAGGGGTGCAATCAAGATACTTAGTAAAGCGGCTTTTTTGTTTCCTGCTACGGTTAACTGGTTCCAGAGGTCTATCGGGTTTTGGGTTGGCATGAGGGAAGCGTAGGAAACCGCAAGGTGTAGTCCGCAGTCCATCAGCCCTACAACGTTCTGATCTGGAGCGAGAGCGCAAAGAAGTCACCGTGGCGCAACTGGGGGAGCATCTATCTTTAACCGCGAGTGAAAGCCTTTCGGGTATGGGGTAGGTCTAAATGGCCGGGGTAGACGTTGCCAAGCGACGGAAAGCATTTAGAGGTGACACAGGCTGGGATGATGTCACTCCACACGGAATACTAAGCTACGGCTCCGGGAAAGTGGAAAGCGCCTAGGTGGAGACAGCCTCTCCCCTAGGCAGATGCTTGTCCAGCCGAACCTAGCACCCACCAAGAAAGTAACTAAGATGAATCCAGAACTTCACACAGCAGAAGCTTGGATGGCAGCAATTCCTACTCAGCGTAGAGAGTTCATTGCTAAAGTAAGAGTCGAGGTAAGGGCTAGGGACGGCCTTGCAAAGCAGGAGCGACTTCGGACAAAAGAAGAAAGTAAAGTTGTTATCCCAAAAAAGAAAAAACCTACTAGGCGGCAGCGATCTACAGAAGCCAAGATTCTTGCTCAAATAAAACAATACGATAGACCGACTAAGGTTAGAAATTCCGGTGTTACATCCGACTCATTCTTGTCTAGCTATGAGTGGCGGAAAGTACGGATGGTGGCGTTAAAGATGCACGGGCCTAAATGCCAATGCTGCGGGGCTACTCCTGCTGACGGCGCGGTTATGAATGTTGACCATATCAAACCAAGAAAACTTTACCCTAGCCTCGCGCTGGATGTAACGAACCTTCAAATACTTTGCCATCCCTGTAACCACGGAAAAGGCAATTGGGATCAAACTGATTGGCGTGCGTAAAAAAACCCGCTGGGCTAGAGCGGGTTGGTGGCTAAGCAGCCATTCTAAAAAGCATCTTTTTGTGAAGCTGCTTATCTCTGTACCTTTGAGATTTTTCTACTGATGACAGCTTGGGTTGCTTCATGTCATCTCCAAAGCCAAGCTGATACACCCGGATTACGCTACGTCCTTGGGCGTCTTCTTCCCAGCCACAGATATGGCAAGCCCCAACTTTGTATAAAGCTGCGGCATACCGGATCACAGAGCCATAGTGCAGGCCTGTTTTCTCGGCCAGTTGCCTAGCGGTATAGGTTCCTTCAAGCATACAGAGCATAAGGCTGGCACTGGTAAGAGCGCCGATCTTTGTCATCTTTCGGCCTTTGTTTGTTGGAGGTTTGTTCATTTATGGCGAAACGTTTCGTTTTTCATAGATCATTTGCATGACGACATCAGCACAGTTACGGGCTAAGTGCTTGCTCATTTTAAGTTCTCGCATGAGGTTGACTACCAGTGCATCCCGGTTAATTTCTTCAACCTCTTGACCAAAGGCGGCTATCTGGGTCAGTGCAGCTTCTTGAGCCATACCCTGCTGACGGCCTTTCTCGTATTCGCTACGAATGAAGTCTAGGAACTGTTCATTAGTCATTTTTTTCCTTTAATAAAGCTTCTATGGCTCGGGCTGTTTGATCCCATCCGGGCGGAAGCCTTACTGCACCGGGCAGTAAACTCATAATTTCTTCGTCGGTCAAACCCACCCAAGGCTTAGATGCCTTCCATGCAAATTTGAATGCGTCAGTCATCCCATGTTTACGGTCAACCATAGTTAAAAGAAACTCATCCCATGCAAGCTCAATGGACTCTTTCTTGGATGTGCGTACGGTCATTGATTTTTTTCCTTAAGTTTGGCTTCGGTAGTTGCTACTATTTCCCGCACCCAAACCGACGCACCAAGGGGGAATAGGAAATCCATGTCATCGTCCGACAGGCTTACCCATTCTTTATTTACATCCAAGGGCCATACTTGGGCAAGTGGTGTAAACAAGTGGCTGTTTGGATTTGTACTAACTGCACCGCTTGATGGGTCGTACCATGCTATTGGTTTCATTGATTTTTCTCCTTCAATTGTTTTTCTGCCCATGCTGCACCTTGAATGAATCCGAAAGCTTGTTCTTCTTTGTCTGCCGCAGTATCTAGCGCCTCATCTGACAGTGGGAACCACTCACGCTTTTCCAGCGAGTTACAGTATTCTTCAAGGGCGCGAGTGTATGAAACATGACTGGCGTATTCAAACTCGTTAGGGCGTTTTTTAGTCATTTGCGTAAAACCTTTCGTCACCGTAGCAGCTATCGTCATCTTCAGTTGATTGCGCCAATGCTTCTTTAATGGATTTGATGTATATATTCTTTGGCAAGCCGTGCATATACTCAGGAGAGTAAGTTTCAATTGCTTCTAGTGCCATTTTTAATGCTTGGTCTTTAGTCATTTATTACCCCTAATCTTCTCTTCAGCAATCTTCATAGTTTGCCGCATGGTTGTATTTAAAGTCGGCTCATCGTCAAACACAGCTTGGTAGATGGGTAGAACGTAGTCCCGCAACTCATTTCGTTGAGCCTCAATACACTGAGGTCTTGTGCAGAAGTAACTGCAAGTATGAACATCAATCACAACATCTTTCCTTTCTTGGCGCACGGCCAAATATCATTAAGCATCCCAAGAATAATGAGGTCTGCACCCAAATGACGGGTGGACGGGTTAGCGACTAAATGGTTTTTAACCATGCTACTTAACTGCCCAAGGGTTACTTCTCTAGGCGAACAAAATACAACATTTTCATTTGAGTCGTGTACACCAGCGATATAACCAGTAGAGAATATTCTTGCAGCAGCTAAATTGTTTTGCATTTGTTCAAGCAGATAGTTGCCGTCAATCATCCCGGCTTGCGTAGGGAGAGACAGTGCGGCGGCTAACAGTACGGCGTATTTCATTTTCTAACCTTTGATGAAGACTCAATAAGTAAGTTGTCCCGTAGCCAGCGAAGCACTTTCTCTGGCTTGTAAGAACTGTGAGATGAAACGGTATTCTCGCTAAATAACTCTCCTTTAGGAAAACCGGGCGGCATCTTTTGGCCTTTGTCGGTAGCAAGGGTAATACGATAGCCCCCGTCGATGGCGGCGAGGCACTGGGATTCCATTTCTTTAGGGGTCATTGGCGCGGCTCAATAGGGCGGGTTAATAAATCTTCAACTTCGTCGTCAGAAATAGGCTCAGCATTGTCCAGTAAAGTACCGTTTTCAAACTTTGTACGAAGCTCTGAAATAAGCTCAGCCAACTCATCGGGAGTGCCTTCAAAACTATCAAAGCAGCCCGGTGCAAAAACAAGTTCAAGTTTTTTTGTCATTTTGTTTATTTCTTAAACGTAGGAAATGGAAACCAATGGTCAAAAAACTTTTCTCCGGGCAAATACACGCCCTTTTGTGCAGAGTTAGCGGCCTTGTTAATGAGCCACATAGCCTTGCCTGTTGGTGTGTTTTTGTCAATAGGAATCCAATGGCAGCTAGGCGCAACAACAGCGACGCCATCGGCAGTGATTTTGTGGTCTACCGTATTGGCTGCGTTGATTACGTGGGAGGGTAGGTAGGCGTCGGTCATGTGTGTCGTTTATTTAGTTGAGCTTCGATGTACTCACGTAGCTCGTCGATCTCTTCAAACAATCTATCCTTTAGCATCTCGTCGCTAATCATGCCAAACTGATGATCGGGGTGTTCTTTGCAGCGTTGGTTGAACGTCTTGATTTGTTGGTAGTTCATACGTTCTTCTCCTTCAGCTTGGCTTCGATGGCTCGGGCAAACTTGTCTGCGTGCAAGTCCCTGTTAAAGCTACAGTCGTTGACCATCTGCCAAATCTCCGCATCCGTCAGCGGCTGGCGCTGGGGTGGTGATGTGTAGTAGGCAGTCGATAGTTCATTGTTTGGCCCTCCGGGGCCAGCCGGGGAATAGCAGATGTGGACACAACATTCTTCTTCCATCATGAACCCGTAAAACGCTGGCTCCTGCGTTGGTTGTGCCAAGGCAGCTAATGCTCGGTTAATTATTGACCGATCTTCGTCTGCGCCGGCAATGCAGCACTGGCCATCTGGGCCGCACAGGACGGATTTAAGTTGATCAATTGCATTCATTTTTGTTTTTCCTGAGGTTCTTGTGCTGCATAAAGAGCGTACATTAAGCGGCGCTCGATCAAATCTTTTAAATGTTCGTCTGTAGTGTTGGCTAAAGCCGCTATCAGCCCTTCTACTTCGGCGGCGTAATCTTTCAGCAGCTCGAACAGAAATAACCATAGGAGATTCGTTGGCTTCTTCAATGCGGTCAGCTAAAGCTAGTAATGGTGCCGGTTGTTTAGTCATGCGAACCCCAGTTCTTTTTTAAATGCTGACAGACCCAATATCAGGTCATGGGCTTGGTCGTAGTCCAAACAAACATAATGGTCTTGGCGCATGTCTGAGTGCGATGGAAAGTGGGCTATGTAACCATTGCCTGTGTTTTCTACTGTGCATAAAACATCCGTACTTGGGTGATATCCACGGCCTGCGCTGACGGTCGATACGTTCGCCGTGCGTTTGATGATTTCTTCAGGGTAGCGGTTCATATCAGCATTCCAATCAGCCAGACAACTGGCAACATCAATAAACAAAGCACTACGGCGACCATGCCCCATATAGCCCAGCACAATATGCGGTCACCCAAAGGAAACTCATACCGTGCAGTTGAGTCCTCGGGTGTCTGCGCAGTGTTGAAGTGGCAGCCCCCTTCGCAGGGGTTCCTACGTGGGCACGGCTTGTTGCCCGGTGCGCCGTCACAGAGGCGGGTCATAGCACCCTCGCTTTCAGCATGGCGTCGGCAACTGAATAAGATGAATTTGCAACATTCACCTGCCAACCAGTTCCGTAAAGAGTTTCTGGCAAGTCAGATAACATCCCCTGCATCGCCTTCGCAGCAAAATAGTCGCGCAGGGTCATACTTTGTGCGTGTTTATCAGTGAAGTATGTGGGCGCTGGCCCGCCTGTGTTTGTAGTCATGTCACCTCGATCACGTTAGGGTTGCGAAGCAACACTGCTACTGCTAGTGCCCGCTCTTTAGCGTTTTCGCCGGTAATAGATGTCCGCTCAATCCAACCCACTGTGAACCAGCTTCGGGACTCTACGTACCAATGATTTTTATACTCTGAGTCTTGTCGTATGCGTACTCTCATGCTGTGTACTCCAAAGCCTGTAGCTTACTGATTTGATGTTTAATGCCTGCCGCAAGCTCAGAAAACTTTTTAAAAGCTAGATCGTGTTGTGCTTGTAGAGAAGCGATTTGCTGCTGAGTCGGGTCGTAGTTGTCAGGAATTTCAATCTCAACGTCTTGTTCGCAAACAAAAGTGCGGTAATTAGTATCTTCAGTTTTAAAACAAAGCGCTATGTACGTGCCTTCAACGTCGTTAGTCCATTTTTCAAAGTAGATGAACAAGTGCATTTTTGTTTTCATGATTCTTCCTTGGTTTGCTCTTTGAGTTGAGCTTTAACAAATGATTTGAGGCGGGTGATACGGGCTTTGTTGTAAGAAACTAATGAGTTGGCGTACTCAACGCCTGTCTCTGCTTTAAGAAGTGAAAACTCAGCCTCTGTTAGCTCATTGATTGCCACTTGTAGAGGGGTAACACGTTTAAAAATCATTCGTAGGTCTTGGTGCATAGTCATAGAATTTCAGCCTTAATTAGTTTGCCTGTCTCGCCGTCGAAGGTAAGTTTGAGATTATCTAGGCTGAATTGTCTAGATGAGAAAGCATCTGAGCCTCTTGTTGCTACACACGTATATCTTGTTAGATCAGGCTTCGGTGTTGGCTTGACGCGATAGATACGATCTGGATGCCAGACCTCATACCATGTGCGCGATACCCATTTTCCAAGGGCGTCATCAAATTGCTCTATCTCAGCCCCGTCAGCCCATGCGTGAATGAGTGCTGCGTGTTTGAGTGGTTTCATTTCAATCATCCTTGTGTTCGCAAAATTCACATCCCGGATGATCTGGATCACGACAGTCCGGGTTTTTTTGTAGCTCTGCCTCACGAAGCCTGTCATTGCGACGTTCATGAGCAGCTTCTTGCTCATAGTTGTCCATTTCTTCGGGTGTTATCAATGCTTCTCCTTGTTTGTTTGCCGTAATTTAACACAGGATGTAGCACATAGCAAGGGGGTGAACCTGCCTGTTGACAAAGATTTGTTTGTGCTTTACATTTGTCTCATGAAAAAAAGAACTAAGCGCAAAATTTACCCGTTGGTGAACACGATAACGTTTGCCATAGAAGGGGCAAGAGTGATAGATGAGGCCATGCTGACGGAGGCTAGGCGGCTTGAATTGGCGGCTATAGACGCCTTTAAAACGGGCGAGGCAACAAGGACGCACTGGAATCAATTGAACGACATGGCCTCATTGGGAGAGCTAATGGCTCTGGATGGCGTGGGGGTTGAGGTGTTAGAGGTGGCGGAAAAAGCAGAGGACTTTTTAAGGGACGCCAAGAAACGTTTCGCTGAAACAGGAAAAATGAGCTTTGAAGCAGCGGGAGTGATTACACTCAACGACCTTCATGAGTACCACGATTTGCAGAGGCAGTCCGTATCCCGTGCTGGGTACTGGCTGTACGTAAAAAAGATGATGGACTTGCGTAGAAGCAAAGCGCCAATGGTAAAGATTATTTAAAGGAGTAGGTATGAGTGTGTGGCGAGGGACAAGCATCAACAAAAGTGAGGCGAACGCGTTTAACTGGCGGGGTAACAGTGAAATCATGAAAGACCCCAGCATGAAGCGCATAGAAGTAGCAAATCAATTAAAAAAGAAGAGCCTAGAGCCGCGCTACTCGGGTCTGGTTCTGGCAAAGCAAGGAAAATTCAGTGTCTAAAATTCTCAACATCGACAACATTCGCATAGATGCGGGAACACAATCCCGCGAAAAAATTGATGAAGACGTAGTGAGAGACTATGCAGAGTGCATGGCTGACGGTGTGGGTTTCCCACCTGTTGATGTAATGTTTGACGGCGTAGAGTACTACTTGACGGATGGCTTTCACCGTTACCACGCCCACCGTAAGAACGGAAAAGTCAGCATTGAAGCTGAAGTGACAAACGGTACGCTGCGTGATGCAAAGCTGGCGTCTTATGCTGCTAATGGCAGGCACGGCTTGCGTCCATCAAACGCTGACAAACGCAAAGCAGTAATGTCAATGCTGGATGACATGGAATACAGCGGCTGGTCTAACGTAGAGATTGCAGTGCATTGTGCGGTTTCACGGGTGTACGTAGCAAACCTACGCAAAGAACTTGAAACACCAAAAGAAAAGACAAGCGCCAAAGCCAAGGTAGGCGACAAGCCGCTGAAGGATGAAGTTAGCACCACTGACTTGCCTCCAGAAACACTACCAGACAACCGTGCAGAAGAAGCCATGCAGATGCTGGCAGCGGACAACGAAACATTGACGCAGCGGCTTGCAGTGGCGGCTATGGATGCAACAGAAGAAGAAAAAGCATTGGCGACCATGCTGATTGCTGACTACGTTGAGCAGATCCGCATCTTGAACATTGAGCTAGTGTCTGTAAAGCTGAGCCGGGATCGGTTCCAAGCTGAAAACTCTGAGCTTAAGAAGCAGGTCAAGAGCCTAGAGCACGTTATCAAAAAGAACTCGTAAACATTTGCCCAAGTTGCCGGGCAGGTATGGCAACGGAAAGAAACAATGGCTTTAAATTTAAGAGCGTATCAAACGCTGGCGTTAAACGGTTTGCGTGCAGGCTTTGCAGCGGGGAAGCGGTCACAGATTTTGTACCTACCTACGGGTGGTGGCAAAACTGAGGTTGCTATCGCCCTGCTGGAAGCCACAAAGACCAAGGGAAACAAAGCGGCAATGGTTCTGGATAGGATCATTCTCTGCGACCAGACAAGCCTACGATTAACAAAGTACGGAATTGACCACGGCGTACTTCAGTCCGGGCATTGGCGGTATAGACCCTATGAAGCAATACAGGTATGCAGCGCACAGACTATAGAGAAACGCGGATCGTTTCCCGGCCTGACCATTTTGATAATTGATGAGTGTCATTCGACGCGCAAACAAACAATTGACTTTATCAAAGCCAATCCAGACATCAAGGTAGTTGGACTAAGTGCTACACCTTTTACCAAGGGGCTAGGAAACGTTTACGAGAACGTGGTGAGTACGATAACCACGGCTGAGCTTGTAAAAGCCAAGGTACTTTCTCCACTGAAAGTGTTTATTGCCAAAGAGATAGACATGGAAGGCGCTAAGAAAGTGGCGGGTGAGTGGAGCCAAGGCGAGGCCACCAAGCGCGGAATGCAGATCACAGGCGACATCGTTACCGAATGGATTAAAAAGACCCATGAGATTTATGGCAAGCCACGTAAGACGATTGTGTTTTGTTCTGGCGTCGAGCATGGCGCTGACCTATCTAAACAGTTTGCAGCACAGGGCTACAACTTCATCAGCATCAGCTACAAAGATGAAGATCAGTTTAAAAAGGATGTGATTGAAGACTTCAACAAGCCAGATACAGAAATACACGGGCTGATTGCCACTGATATTTTGACCAAGGGCTTTGACGTTCCCGACGTAATGATTGGCGTGAGTGCTAGGCCATTCAGCAAATCGTTGTCATCGCACATTCAGCAAATGGGTAGGGTCATGCGCGGTCTTGAGGGGAAAGATTTTGCCGTTTGGCTGGATCATTCGGGTAACTACCTGCGCTTCCAAGAAGACTGGGATCAGATTTACTCGGAAGGCGTGCAGACCCTAGACGACGGGAAAGAAAAAGCCAAGAAGGAAAAGACAGAAGGGGAAAAGGAAGCGGCCAAGTGTCCTAAATGTGGGGCTATGTGGCCCTCTCAGTCTGATACTTGCTTGCACTGTGGGCATACCCGTCAAAGAAAGAACAAGGTAGACAGCGTACCCGGTGAAATGGAGGAGCTAACCGGGAGCAAAAGTCGGGAAGAAAAGCAAGAGTGGTGGAGTATGTGCCAATACAAAATCAACTATTCAGGATGGTCTAGCGGGAGAGCAGCACACACCTACAAAGACAAGTTTGGAGTCTGGCCCAAGGGTTTGGCTGACGTACCGAAAGCGCCAGACGTAGTTTTTGAGAAGGCAGTGAAGGCTGCGATTATTCGATACATAAAAGGCAAAAAATGATGACCAAAAAAGAGCTATTGCAAATGGATACCCTGCGTGCTCAGTTGGCAGCAGAGCAGCAGCGAAGCGAAAAAGCCATAACCGCCTACCGGGAAAACTTGTACGAACTGGTTGAGTGCAAGATAAAACTTGAGCGGATTCAGAAAGTTATAGAAGGGCAAGAGTAATGGACTTGCTGACATTTTGCAGGTTGCATGGCATCCTGATAAACCACGTTCCTCCCCTTGGCGTATGGAAACGTTTCGCCACGGAAGACCACCCGCGAAGCACGAACGGCGCTGTGAAGTACATGGGTAACTTTGCCCACGTACAAAATCACGCTGTAATGCTGGAGCCGGTAACGTGGCAGGCAGATGACGACCAAAAGATTGCCCCGCAACTAATCGTCAGGCAAGCAAAAGAGCAGGACGATAGAACGGCCAAACTGCAAAAGGATGCTGCATCAAAGGCGGCATGGATAGTAAACCAATGCCAAATGGCGAAGCATGAGTATCTCCTTGCAAAAGGCTTTCCCGATGAGCAGGGTCTGGTGTGGCTAACCGACGACAAAAAAATTCTAGTAATCCCCATGCGGATAGATAACCGACTGTTGGGGTGTCAGTTAATTGACACTGAGGGGGACAAGAAGTTTTTGTTTGGGCAGAAGACCTCGGGTGCGGCCATGACGTTTGACAACAAAGGGCTGCACATACTATGCGAGGGTTACGCTACTGGCTTGAGTGTGAAGGCTGCACTGAAAAACATGAAGCGGCGTTACACAATTCACGTTTGCTTTAGCGCTGGCAACATGGTGAAGGTGGCAAAAACTCTACAAGGGGGGTTTGTGGTTGCCGACCATGACAAGCCTAACCCGCAAAACGGGACTCGGGCTGGTCAGGTGGCTGTTGACAGTATCGGCTGGCCCTACTGGATGAGCGATACAGAAGGTGAAGACGCTAACGACACGCACCAAAGGCTAGGGCTGTTTAAGTTTGCACAAAGCATGGTTCGCTCAATGCCGGTGGTCTAGTAGCCACTCGGCGGCAAGCTGGCAGGCAGCTATGAGAGTAGGGGTTTTCCCCTTCTCAAGCTGCTTAGCCAACTTCATGGCCGACATCATTTCGTTGTGTGTCTTAGCCTTGGCCCCTGCGACGTAAGCATGGGTCAGTGGATTGTCGTGTTCTGGGATCATGATGGATAGCACTTGCAATAAAAGTTGTGGCCGAACTCGTCAACAAAGTATAAGTTTTCTGAGCCGGTGCTGGTCAGTGTAATAGCGCCAGTGCCCAGCCAAGCCTCCATCGTGGGCACTTCGATTTCTTTGCACTCTGGCAAAGGGGTCGTTTTAAATTTATAAGTAAGCATGGTTTTCTCCTTGTTTAAAAAAGTGCGTCCTGCTGCTGGGCACGCTGTTTAAGTTGGTAGGCTTTTATCTGTTCCGCCGTCCAAGGCACTGGCCCGGACAGCGGAGGAAAAGGCCAACTCATGTAAGCGGAATTTCTATCTGCTTGCTTAAGTCTCGCAGTAGTGGGGCTTGAATCCACTGCTCTCCAGATTGTGCAATCCAATACCGGCCATGATTGGTGATTGTCCAAACCTTGCCGCAGCCGTAGCCAACGTACTGGCCTTTTTTAAATGCGCTTTTTTCGATGTTAAGCATGGTTTTCTCCTTTAACTTGCGGTGTGGATAACTTCGCTGCCATCAGGACGAGCGGCCAGCATAACGGTAACGTCGTAGGACTTGCGTGCCTTGAAAGCCTTTGCAGCTATTTCCTGCGCGTCGAATGAACGCATTGCTTTAACTTCCATTTGCTTGCCGCGATAAAAAGCGATATAGGTAAACATTGTTCTCTCCTTCTTATTCAGTCCAACAAAAAATTGCCGGTACTTTGGTGTTGTTGAGTTTTAATTCGGCGGTGATGCGTTGATACTCGGCGCTTTCCTTTGGGGTAAATGCGTAGTAACCCGGCGTAGGTGTGGCGAGTGTTGATCCGTTCTTTTCGCGGGTGTGAACTACTACGCGGCCAGTAGATAAGGTGATATTGTTAAGCATGGTTTTCCCCTTGTTAAAGCAAAATGTTTTCTTCTTCTTCAAGCCTGATAAAAGGCCATCTGTCAAAGCCACTAATCGAATAGTAAAAGCCTAATTTGTCGGTCACTCGGATTTGCGTGTATCCGTCTTTGGCGGTTGTAACTTGGATGCAAAGCATGGTTTTCTCCTTGTCGGCACTGTTGCCGCCTAAACCCTTGGCGAAGGGCTTAGACTGGATCAGTACTCGTCGGCGTAGTCTTCCAAGCTGGTTATCAGTCCGTCAAAATCCTCAGTCGGGCCTAGTACATCAGCCATTGCAAAAACGGCGCTACGGTCGTATTCCTCGCAGAGTGATTCAAGATATTCGCGGCGGTTTACAAAGCCTTGTGAGGTGTAGGCGTTGGTGTTAAACATGGGTTTCTCCTTGGGTTTAATAGGTCAGTCGGGCTTCTTCGCGGCCTTGCTCGATGAGATAACGGGCTTCGGCGCGTTCGTCAATCTGCTCTGACTCCAGCATCCTGCGGATGATGATCGCTTGCGCGGTGCTGGTGGCGGTTTTCTCGTAGTTGTAACCTGCGGTGATGTAGTCGGCGGCGGTGTAGTTCATGATTGTTTTTCCAAAAGATAACGGGCTTCGGCTTCAAGTTCTTCGGCTGTTTGTTCATGCTGGCGCATACTCTGCGACGAATGATTTAAATAATCGTCGCTCTGCTTCCTGTGCCACATGGCGAGGTGTTGCAGGGTAACGGCTTGGGCGGTATTTGATAAGGGCGTCATGGTTTAGAAAAGTGGGTTTTGTTTGCTGGTGGTGCGGGGCTGGTTTAACGTGTGGGCCAGCGTGAAAGCTGCGGCTTCGGCGGCTTGCAGGGTGTCGGCTGGTTTCAGTGCCTTAAATTGTCCGGTGTCACCGTCCCAATAATCAAGGGCTGGCGTCAGTTTGTAAGCTGCTGCGCATCGCTGTGCCTCGTCTAGTGTTCCGTCTTTGCACGCTGGCATGGCTTGGTGGATTAAGCGCCACTGTCCGGCGCTGTTGCTGTAGTAGGTGGTCGGTTCGGTCATGATTGTTTCCAGTGCTTACAGGCGCGGCTACTGGTGTAGTAGGCTGCGCTTGAATCGCTCAGCGCGTATTCCATCAGCATTGCGCGCGCCTCCTTGTAGGTCGTGAACTCGTCCACGGTTTCGACTTGTTTGCCGGTGCGGCGTTGAATGTAAATCATAGGGTTCCCCTTAGAGTGTGGCGCGGTCAGCTAGGTCGTGGCGAATGGTTCCGGCGCGTTCAAGGTGGTCGATATAGTCGCACCACGTTGCGCGGATTGTGGCGTTGTAATCGTTTTGCTTGGTTTGTCCTCGGCGCGTAAATTGTGGGTGTTGGCTCCAAAATTCGGCGCGAAGTTCTTTTTGTGTGGTCATGCTGTTTGCTCCTGAAATGTTTTGATTTCGGCGGCTGCTGCGGTGTTGATCGCGGAAAAATCAACTCCTGCGGCTTTCCACAATTGGGTCAGTTTGCGGGCGTTGATAGCGTAAGTGTCTAGCAGTGTGATGAGAATCACAAGCTCACGCCCAGCAGCTAACGGCTTGCAGTTCTTAACGATCTGCTCTGCGTGAAACATCGGGCCAGCGCCATAAGTGCCATTAAGCAGCCAACTAATACGGGCAACGCTGGTTTGCGGGTCAATCCATCCGTCTGCGTCACTGCGCCATTCTTTGCCCAGCGTGCGGCGTGCGTCCATCGCTTTAAGGTGGTTGCTCAGTTCTTGGCTTCTGTATTCGTCATTGGTCATTGTGGTTTCTCCTGCATGGCGTAATTGCCCGTTAACCCTCGGCGAAGGGCTAACAGTTAATCACTCCGCTTGCATCATGTAGTTGGCGCTACTCCAGCATCGCACGCTGTCGGGGTCTTCGGTAATGGTCACGCTGTAGTCTTCGCAACCATCGGGTATATCTAGGCCGGATTCCGCTCCTTCCAATGTGATACCAAGCATTTCGGAAAACCTCGCGGCGAAGTGGTCGCAGTCCATCGGGTCGGAATCTTGCAAGACAATCCGCAACTCTTTTACCCCGTGGCGGTCTTTGAGAATTGCAAAGGTGGGAAACGTTTCCAACAACTCCTTTGCCTGCTCGGCAAGTTGTCCGGCATTGCTGGCGCGGCGTTGCAGTTCCTCGCGCTCTGAGGCTGCTGTATCGCAGAGGGCGACAATTGAATTGTTAAGAATTCGCGTGATGTGATAAATCGTTTCTTGAAGCTGAATGAGGTCGGTAGCCTTATAGGATTCCGTCTTGATAGATAGCAGGGCTTGATCTTTTTCGTGGTTGATCTGCATTTGTAGGTTCAGAAAAATTTGATCGTGGCTCATGCTGTCTCCTTTGCGTAGCGGGTGAATAGGTCATTGAAGGCGGCGACAAGACGGGGGCGGTTCAGTCCATCGGCCACCATGTAAGCATCGCCGATAGAACTTGCAAAGCTGCCACCAAATAAAATCATGTACTTTGCTGCCTGTAGGCATTGCTCGTGACTAAGCGGTTCCGGTGCTTGCTCTGCTGATAAGTTAATCATGGTGTTCAAAACCACGTGAACGGCTGTGGTCACTGCTGCGCTGTTGTCGCTGGCGCGTGCTATTTGGTAGGCGTAATTTATAGCCTCGTCCATTGTCTTGCGCGTACCAAAAACGGGTTGGCGGTATTGTTGCGGGTCGATCATTGTGGTTTCTCCTTTGGTTGGCATAAGTGCCCGATAACGCTCTGCGAAGCGTTACCAGTCCATTACGCTGTCAGTTGTTCGGCTTCAGCTACTGCCTGCGCGTCACTGCGTCCCATGCCTTGGGCAATAAGCGCATCGGTAAGCTGTAACGTTTTCTGGTGTTCTATGTCCTGAATCACTTTGGCAAGAATTTTCTCCTTGCTGCCCTTGTAACCCTCGGCTTTCAAAATGGCGTAGCAGGAATGTCCGTGGCTCATCTTCATGCCTTTGATCTCAAGCTTTAAGCCGCTGCGAAGGGTGCAAAGGCGGTAGAGTGCAATCTGTTCAATTTTGGTCAATGCGGTCATGGTCGTGGCTCCTTTATTCTGGCAATACGCCGTTAGGCAAGAATTGACGGCCTTGGAAAACCCAAGCGCCGCCGACATAATCGCGCCGTGTCCAGATACGTCCGTCGATGCCATTGACTGTGGCGTAAGTGAAAGTGAATTCTGCTTTCATGCTGTCTGTTCCTGTAGGGGTTGAGTTAATTAACCGACACATATATTTTGTTCCCGTGGAAGCCTCGCTGGTTTGATTGTTTAAATCGAAAACCGGCGCACGATAGCGGTTCCCTATGGCATTCGCATAGGCTAAGCCTATAGAAAATAGAAGGTCGATAGCCGGGGGCTTGCAGTTCACTGGCTGTTCTCTCATAATCGCACCATGAACGAATCACCCAAACCATTGAAGTTAACCCGTAAACAAATACAGGATGGACTCGATCAGATCCCCTTGGATCAACTGTTTCACAAGAACGTTTCCAAGCAACTAACAGCGAAACAAAAAGGCTTCGCTCTGGATATTGCCAAGGGTGCAACAGGATCGCAGGCTTACAGAAACAACTACAACACGCACACAACTAAGCAAAACCAGGGTAACCAAGCGTGCCGCCTAACTGCTGACGACAGGATAAAGGCTGAGATTGCTGCGTACGCGCTGGCTATTGAAGCCGAGAAACATCGCTCCCCTGCTGCTCTACGTGCTTTAGTCATTCAATCCCTTGTGCAAGTGGTCATCGATCCTGACGCTAAACACGCGACGAAGGTCGCTGCTGCTAAGGTGCTGGGCACTGTGACCGAGGTCGCTGCCTTCACGGAACGGAAAGAGGTTCGCACTATTACTAGTAGTGAAGACGCACGCGCTAAGGTTATGGGAGAGCTTCGCAGGCTGATGGGATCGACCGCTACTGATGTGACGATCATCGATGAAGCCGCCGACTCGCTGCTTGCCGAGCTTGCCAACCCAGCGACCGACGACGAAAGCCAGCCCGACGAAGACCCACCCATCCCCCATGCCCCCGATATAAGTTAGGCGTACCCGACTCCTACTACATACTATTCCACCCAAACTGTCCAAAAAATTTCCCAAAAAAAATCACTCCAAACGAAACGTTTCGTTTTTTGCAAGTTTGGTTATATAGAACGACAAAGTACATGACTAAAAGCTATAACAGCGAAACGTTTCGCGGTCATAAAAAGGAAACGTTTCGTTTTTCGGAGATTTGGTTATGTTAAGAAACGAAAAGATAAGGAAAAGTTATGAAGAATGTATGGAGAGCGGCATGAGTCCCGCGCAGAAGGAAGTGTTTTTGGTGATTGATGAGTGGTGGAAGAGGTATGGGTATTCGCCGTCGATCAGGGATATAGCGTATGTGAGGGGAAAGATGGGGTTGGCGAGTACGCATAAGATTGTGGAGCGGCTGGTGAAGTTGAAGGTGATAAAGAAGATGGATGGAGCGGGGAGGACGATCCGCCCGACTTACATTCAGTTTAGACACTTGGAGTAATCAATGACGGATTTTGCAAGTATTGAGAAGTTGATGGGTAGTCTGCCGATACAGGAGCAGGAGTTGTTGCTGGGGCAAATTGAGGAGTATCGAGCGGCGCTGGCTAGGGAGGAAGCTCAGAAGAGTTTCATGGCGTATGTGAAGATGATGTGGCCGGGGTTTGTTCATGGACGGCATCATGCGGTTATGGCAAAAAAATTCGAGGCTATCGCCAATGGCACTTTGAAGAGACTGATTATTAATATGCCGCCTCGGCATACGAAGAGTGAGTTTGCTTCGTATCTACTGCCTTCTTGGTTTTTGGGCAGGAATCCGGGAAAGAAGATTATCCAGACATCTAATACGAGTGATCTGGCGGTTAACTTTGGCCGTAAGGTTCGGAACTTGGTGGACAGTGAGTTGTATGGGAAAGTGTTTCCCGGTGTGGCGTTGAGGCAGGACAGTAAGTCTGCGGGTCGTTGGGCTACTAATCACAATGGCGAGTATTTTGCTATTGGTGTTGGCGGGACTGTTACTGGTAAGGGTGCGGATTTGCTGATTATTGATGATCCTCATTCAGAGCAAGAGGCTGCTTTGGCGGCTGGTGATCCGTCTGTGTTTGATAAGACGTATGAGTGGTACACCTCTGGGCCGCGTCAGCGACTGCAACCGGGCGGGGCCATTGTTGTAATTATGACGAGATGGGGCCAAAAAGATTTGGTTGGCCGAATTGTTAAAGATGCCGCCATGAGGGATAAATCGGATGAGTGGGAGATTATTGAGTTCCCTGCGATCATGCCTAGTGGGAATCCGCTATGGCCTGAGTTCTGGTCGTTTGAGGAACTGGAGGCGCTAAGGGAAGAGTTGCCTCCAGCTAAGTGGAATGCTCAGTACCAGCAAGCCCCCACGGGAGAAGAAGGTGCTTTGGTTAAGAGGGAGTGGTGGAAAAAATGGCCGGGAGAAGAGCCACCACGGTGCGAGTTTATTATCCAGTCATGGGACACGGCGTTTACTAAAAGCGAGAGGTCTGACTATTCGGCGTGTACGACATGGGGAGTTTTCCACATGAACGAAGACCCGACTGATGTAAATATTATCTTGCTGGATGCGTTTAAGAAGAGGATGGAGTTTCCTGAGCTTAAGGACAAAGCGGTTCAAATGTATAAGGAGTGGGAGCCTGATGCCTGCGTAGTTGAGGCCAAGGCTTCTGGTGCGCCGTTGATATTCGAGCTTAGGGCTATGGGGATTTCGGTATCTGATTACACGCCTAGTCGGGGTAATGATAAGTTTGTGCGACTAAACTCCGTGACTGATTTGTTCCGTAGTGGTAAAGTGTGGGCACCTGACACTCGTTGGGCTAGTGAGGTTGTAGAAGAGATTGCCGCATTTCCAAATGGCGAGCACGATGACCTTGTAGACTCAAGCACGCAGGCACTAATTAGATTTAGGCAAGGTGGCTTTATTCGTCTTGAATCAGATGAACGTGACGAAGTAAGAAGCTTCCGCCGAAAAAACGCTTATTATTAGGACACACATGAGCATTGAACAATCCCTCAATCCAGCGCCCTTGGGCATTTCTAGTTTAGTTGCCGAAGAAGAGCCAACAATTGAAATTGAAATTGACGGCCTAGATGGCGTTGATATGGAAGGCTTTGAAATTGAGTCGTTTGAAGACAGTGAATTTGGCGCTAACTTGGCCGAAGAAATGTCTAACAACGAACTGCAAAGCGTTGCCAATGAGATTGTTGAATTGGTTGATGCCGACATCAACAGTCGAAAAGACTGGGTAGATATGTATGTCAAGGGCTTAGAAGTCCTTGGTATGAAGTATGAAGAGCGTACTGAGCCGTGGTCAGGTGCTTGTGGCGTGTTTTCTACTGTGCTTACTGAAGCTGCCGTTCGATTCCAAAGTGAAACTATTTTGGAAACGTTTCCCGCGCAAGGCCCGGTCAAGACGGAAATCATCGGCGCTATTGATAAGCTGAAAGAAGAAGCTGCTGAGCGAGTTCGTGAAGACATGAACTACCAGTTGACTGAGAAAATGCCTGAATACCGGCCAGAGCATGAAAAGATGCTCTATTCGCTGGGTCTGGCTGGCTCTGCTTTCAAGAAGGTTTACTACGACTCTTCAATCCGCCGTCAGGTGTCCATGTTTATCCCAGCGGAAGACATGATTATTCCTTACGGTTCTTCTAGTTTGATTAGCTCAGAGCGCGTGACGCACATCATGCGTAAAACGCCTAATGAAGTACGTAAGCTTCAAGTGTCTGGCTTCTACCGTGATGTTGACTTGGGTGAACCAGTAGCAATTCACACAGACATTGAGAAAAAGAAGGCTGAAGATCAAGGTTTTAGCGTTACAGACGATAACCGCTACCAGCTTCTTGAGGTTCACATTGACTACGACTTGCCGGGGTATGAAGATGAGGATGGCGTTGCCCTTCCCTACGTCATTACCATCGACCGAAACACAAATGAAGTGCTTTCGATCCGCCGTAACTACGAAGAAGATGACGAAAACCGTGAAAAGCGGCAACATTTCGCTCAATACACGTACATTCCCGGCTTTGGCGCTTATGGCATTGGCTTAATCTCCCTGATTGGCGGGTATGCCCGTGCAGGAACGTCGCTAATCCGTCAATTGATTGACGCTGGTACGCTTTCTAACCTGCCGGGTGGCCTGAAATCCCGTGGTTTGCGTATTAAAGGCGACGATACTCCCATTGCACCGGGTGAGTTCCGTGATGTTGACGTTCCATCTGGAACTGTGCGCGATAATATTATGGCTTTGCCGTATAAAGAGCCAAGTCAAGTATTGGCCTCTTTGCTGCAAACTATTACCGACGAAGGCCGTCGTCTGGGTTCTATTGCTGACATGAATATCAGCGATATGAGCGCGAACTCTCCAGTTGGTACTACGTTAGCTATCCTTGAGCGCCAACTTAAGAATATGTCGGCAGTGCAGGCGAGAATTCATTACTCGATGAAGCAAGAGTTTAGGATGCTGAAAAGCATTATTAGAGACTACACGCCTACAGAGTATTCGTACAACCCAATTGGTAATAACCGCAAAGCCAAGCAAAGCGATTACGATTTAGTTGAAGTTATTCCGGTCAGCGACCCTAATAGCTCGACAATGGCGCAGCGGATCATGCAGTATCAGGCCGTGATTCAGTTGGCCCAAGGCGCTCCGCAGATTTATGATTTGCCACAGCTTCATCGCCAAATGATTGAAGTGCTTGGAGTTAAAAACGCTGAGAAGTTAGTGCCGGTTGAAGACGACATGACGCCGCGTGACCCAGTTAGTGAGAATATGGCATTCCTCACTGGCAAGCCAACAAAAGCTTTTATCTATCAAGACCACGATGCACACATTGCAGTGCATACGGCCATGATGCAAGACCCAACATTGATGGCGCAAATCGGGCAAAACCCGCAAGCCCAGAAAATGATGGCTGAGATTCAGGCGCACATTGCAGAGCACTTGTCTTTTGCTTATCGCAAGAAGGTTGAAGAGCAGTTGGGCGTGCCAATGCCAGCGCCTAATGCTAAGTTGCCAGAAGAAGTTGAAGTTCAGCTTTCCCGCATGGTTGCACAAGCTGCACAGCAAGTTTTGGCTCAGAGCAAAGGTCAGGCGCAAGAGCAAGAAGCTCAAAAGCAATCACAAGACCCAATTGTGCAAATGCAGCAGGCCGAGTTGGAAATTAAGAAAACTGAAGCACAAGCCAAGATTGCAAAAATCCAAGGCGACTTGGAAGTTAAGAAGCAAGAGTTGCAGTTGAAGATGCAAAAAGCTAATAGCCCACAAGCTAACGTAGCTCAGTCTACGGCGGAACGTCAGCAGCTTGAGTTGCAAATGATGGCTAAACGTCATCAACAAGAAATGCAACAAGAAGCCGAATCGCATGAACAGAAAATGGCAATCGAACGCCAAACTGCCATGCAACGAAATCAGATTAATAATAGGAGTTAAAAATGGAATCCAAAGTATTTGATATTGCTATCGCCAAGATTGACGAACATATCAAGCTTTTGGTAGATGTCTTAAGTGGTGGTGGAGCTAAATCCTACGATCACTATAAAGAACTGTGCGGGAAAATCCAAGGTTTCCAATCCGCGCAGTATGAACTTGGCGACCTTGTGCGTAGACTTAAGGAAAATGATGAAGACTAAATTTGATGTTGGCTCAGTTGATCTATCTGGTTTGCTTAATACCAATCAGGAAGATAAAGCCAAACAAGTTCCAGACCCAGTGACTTACCATATTCTTTGCGTGCTTCCGAAAGCGGAAGAAGAGTATGAAGGTGGACTGATTAAATCGGCGCAGACAATGCAGTTTGAGGAGTTGCTTTCTCCCGTACTGTTTGTAGCAAAGATTGGCCCTGATGCCTTCAAAGACGAGAAACGTTTCCCGTCCGGCCCATCCTGCAAAGTGGGTGATTTTGTTTTGGTTCGACCTAATACCGGCACACGAATGAAGATTCATGGGCAGGAAATGCGTCTTATCAATGACGATAGTGTCCAAGCAGTTGTGCAAGACCCGCGTGGCGTGAAACGAACTTAAGGAACAATCATGGCTGAAATTGAAAAAACTGAATTTGAGTTTCCTGATGAAAAAGAGGAAAAGCGCACAACGGTAAAAGGTCGTGCCGAAGAGGACGATGAGCCAGAAATTGAGATTGTTGACGATACTCCTGAACAAGATCGCAACCGCTCTAAGATGGCTGAGCCTCCAAAGGAGTTTGCTGAAGACGAACTGAATAAGTACGACGAGAGCGTGCAGAAGCGTATCAAGCATTTCACCAAGGGATACCACGAAGAGCGCCGCGCCAAAGAATCCGTTCAGCGTGAGAAAGATGAAGCCTTGCGCTTTGCCCAATCTCTTGTTGATGAGAATAAGCGTCTGAAAGGTTCTGTCAGCCAAGGCCAAGCGGCTTTGATTGAACAAGCCAAGAAGGTAGTTGCTAATGAGCTTGAAAAAGCCAAGCAGCAATACAAAGATGCCTATGAAGCTGGTGACTCCAGCGCAATGGTTGACGCCCAAGAGAATCTAACTTCAGTTAAAATGAAGTCAGAGCGAGTGAATAACTTTAAGCCTGCTCCTTTACAATCTGAGGAAGCTGATGTACAAATACAGCAACCGAAGCAGAAGGAGCCAGTAATTGATGAGAAGTTATCAAACTGGCAGGAAAAGAATCCTTGGTTTGGTAAGAATAAACGGATGTCAGCTTATGCACTTGGATTGCATGAGGATTTGACTGAAGAAGGAATTACGACTGGCAGCGACGAATACTACCGACGTATTGACGCTGACATGAAGAGTAGATTTTCGGAACAGTTTGGAGCCGAAGAGAACGTTGATGCGAAACCTCAACGAACTAAATCCAACGTTGTTGCACCTGCAACCCGTAGCACAGCGCCTCGAAAGATCGTGCTTACGCAGACACAGGTGAATCTCGCCAAACGGCTTGGTGTTCCATTGGAACTCTACGCTCGTAAGGTTGCTGAAGAAATGAGGAAATGATTATGAGTGCTACCCCGCGTACAACCCGTGAACTTGATACCCGCGACAAGATGGAGCGTCCGAAACAATGGATGCCCCCTCAACTTCTACCTGATCCCAACCCGGAGGAAGGTTATGCGTTTCGTTGGATTCGTATCAGTACGTTGAACAAGGCTGACGCTACAAACATTTCGTCAAAACTACGTGAAGGCTGGGAACCTGTAAAGGCTTCTGACCATCCTGAAATCCGCCTGTTTGGATTGGCTAATGCTCAATTCCCAGATTGCGTGGAAGTAGGTGGTTTGTTGCTTTGTAAAACCCCAGTTGAATTTACTGTGCAACGTGACGCATATTATCGCCAACAGGCAGATGTGCAGATGTCGTCAGTAGACAGCAACTATATGCGCGAAAGCGATCCACGGATGCCGCTCTTTAAAGAGAAAAGCTCCAAAGTGACTTTCGGAAAAGGTAATTAAATTTTAAGGAGTCGTAAATGGCTTATCCCACTGTAGAAGCCCCGTACGGGCTAAAGCCAGTCAATTTGATTGGTGGTCAAGTTTTTGCGGGTTCAACCCGAACGATGGAAATTGCAAGTGGTTATGCCACTAACATTTTCTATGGCGACTTTGTTAAGCTCGTCGTTGGCGGAACCATTGAGAAAGATACTGGCACAACGGCTAACAGCCCTTGCGGCGTCTTCCTCGGTGTTAGCTTCACCAACTCGTCTACTGGTCAAATCCAGCAACAACAGTTCTATCCAGCTAGTCAGCAAATCAAAGCAGGTACGAAAGTCCTTGCCGTGGTTGTAGATGACCCGGATACCCTGTTCCAAGTTGCAGTTTGTTCGTCTGGTGTGGTTATGGCTACTGTTGGTCAGAATTCAGTCGGCACTAATATGTCGATTCTGGCTACTGCTGGCTCTACTGCTACTGGTAACTCTAGCTACTCGGTGTTGAGCACTTCGCCAGCAGCGACTGCTACGTTCCCAGTTCGCGTTATCGCTGTTGTTCCTGATACCGCTCCATCTGCAACTACGTTCAGTGAAGTGATTGTTAAGATCAACTTTGGTATCCACCAATATAACAAGGCTACCGGCTTGGCCGCTGCTTAAGGAGTTAAATCATGGCTATTTCACGCGCACAACTACTTAAAGAACTGCTTCCGGGCCTGAACGCTTTGTTCGGCATGGAGTATGCAAAATACGGCGAAGAGCATAAAGAAATCTACGAAACCGAATCGTCGGAACGTAGTTTTGAAGAAGAAACCAAACTCTCTGGTTTCTCCGCTGCTCCAGTCAAGTCTGAGGGTGCTGCCATTGCTTATGACAATGCACAAGAAGCTTGGACTGCACGTTACAACCACGAAACTATCGCGATGGGCTTTTCCATCACGGAAGAGGCTGTGGAAGATAACTTGTATGACTCGCTGTCCTCACGTTATACCAAGGCTCTGGCCCGTGGTATGGCTTACACCAAGCAAGTTAAAGCTGCTTCTATCCTGAATAACGCTTTCTCCGCAGGTTATACCTACGGCGACGGTACTACTCTGTGTAGCACTCAGCATCCTTTGGTTGCCGGTGGCTACAACAGCAATCGTCCATCTACCGGCGCTGACTTGAATGAAACATCGTTGGAAAACGCTGTCATTCAGATCGCCGCTTGGACTGATGAGCGTGGCCTGTTGATCGCAGCTAAGCCTAAGAAGCTGGTTGTTCCTCCTTCGCTGATGTTCGTTGCTACCCGCTTGCTTGAAACGGAACTCCGTGTCGGCACTGCTGATAACGACATCAACGCATTGAAGAGCAATGGTTCGATTCCAGAAGGTTACTGCGTTAACCATTTCTTGACCGACACCAACGGCTGGTTCTTGCTGACTGACGTTCCAAATGGTCTGAAACATTTCGTGCGTACACCGTTGCAGAATTCGATGGATGGTGATTTCGACACGGGCAACGTTCGCTACAAAGCTCGTGAACGTTATTCGTTCGGCGTGTCTGATCCACTGGGCATCTTCGGTTCGCCGGGTTCGTCTTGATAGTGAGGCTCTAGGCTTATAGCTTAGAGTGTCTATTTAAGAAAGGGGGCTTCGGTTCCCTTTTTTGTTGCCATATAAACAGCAACGTGCTATATTAAAAGCACTCCGGGCTTTCCGGTGTATCAAACAGTCCCGGCTGACGACATGCAGATTGATACACTCCACTTGCATGTAAGGACACATCATGGCAACCACCACATTCTCCGGCCCAGTCGCATCAAAAAACGGCTTTGTATCCGCAGCAATCGCTACATCCGCACTTCCCGCTTTCGCCTCAGTACCAGCCGGAACCGTCTATGTCATCAATGACAACGGCGCAGGCAATAACGAGTACTGCATTGTCATCGCTACACCCGCAGCTTGGGTTACTGCTGTTGGTGCTGCACTCAGTTAATTAATCTCAAGGGCTTCGGCCCCTGTTTACTAGGAGATTAATCATGGCAACATCAGTTCTTTCTTCAATTTCACGTTTTGGCCTTACTGAGCCATTTGATTTGCAAGTTGCTCGTGGGCAAATTACAGGGCACAGCACGGTAAATATTTACGGCTACCAAGGAGTAGTTGCGAATACTTTTATTCCAACGTGGGCTGTTGTTGGTGCGTATGCGTATCCCGCTTCAGCAACACAAATGAATTTAGTCAGTACGGTAAACAGTGGTGCTGATTTGACTGCGACTGTTTTTATCCAAGGCTTAGACGCAAATTACAACATCAGTTCGGAGACTCTCCAACTCAATGGTACGACGCCCGTGCCTACCGTGAATTCATACTTGCGCATCAATAATACAGCGGTAAATTCAGGTGCGCCAACAGGGGTCATTACGCTAAAGAACCTAGCAAATACTGTTACCTACTCGCAAATAGCGGCAGGGTATGGCAGGGCGCAAGACGCGATTTACACCGTCCCCGCAGGCTACACGCTTTATCTCAGCCGCATAGACGTATATGCCTCTCCAACCGGAAACACTGCTGACTATATGCTTTATCGAAATGTGCAAACTAGCTCCACAGGCGTGACTATTATTTCGCAACAAGCGCCATTTACTAGTCTTTATCATGCTCAACGGGTTATGCCAAGACCAATACTAGAAAAAACAGATATTCAGTTGCAAGTTAGAACCAGTTCTAGTACAAATACCTATAATGTGGCAGTAGGGGTCGAGGCATATTTAATCCAGAACAATGGACAAGCGTAATGGCTAAGAAAAAAGGCCCGGTTCTCTCGGTTGGTCGCGGTGAAAAGCTGCCTGCCTCAAAAGGGGCTGGGCTGACTGCCAAAGGCCGTGCTAAATACAACGCAGCTACAGGTAGCAACTTGAAGGCTCCACAGCCTCAAGGCGGCGCTCGTAAAGATTCATTCTGCGCTCGTATGTCCGGTATGCCGGGGCCAATGAAAGACGAAAAAGGCAAGCCCACCCGCAAGGCAGCTTCACTAGCAAGATGGAAGTGCTGATATGACCGAACACGCTAACACTGTTAAACAAATGGCCGATGTCGTTTCGGTAACCGCTACGATTGGATCGTTCTTGTCCATCCTTACGCCCGTATTCGGCTTGATTGGTGCCGTCTGGACATTGATGCGTATAGCGGAGATGATTGCCGGAAAACCCTTCTCAGAATTTATCCGTAAAAAAGACAAGTAATTTTCAACAGGCCGACAAGGCCATAACTCTCAAAGGTGGCGATATGGCTTCAAAAATGAACCCCGGCTTCATGGCGATGATGGCAAAGAAAAAAGACGGCACGCACAAAATGCCGGACGGCAAGAAGATGAATATGGGCGGCATGAGTTATGCCAAAGGCGGTGGTATTGAGTCCAAGGGCAAAACCCAAGGCAAAAATATTGCTATGAAAAAAGGCGGGAAGTGCTAATGTCTAAAAATACCGAACCCATGAAAATGGACAAATCCAAGGACAAAGCCATGATTAAAAAAGCTTTTAAGCAGCATGACTTTCAAGAACACAAAGGCGGCAAAGGAACTAAGCTGGCTTTGGCTAAAGGTGGCAACGTCAAAACGAAACGTTTCGCGGAAGGTGGCATGACTGATGAAGAGCAAGAAGCCGCTGACAAAGCTGCTGGCTTGGCTGCATCCAATAAAGAACCGTCTATTGGTTTCCTTGAGCGCTTGAAAGCTGGAAATATTGACGCCAAAGGCTCTGATGCTTACAACAAGTTTGGCGCTGGTCGTGGCGCTGCTGACCGTGCGGCCCGTGTACCCGTTGAAGACGCAGTACCAGTCAAAGTAAACCGTATGCCTCAGATGGGCGAAGATGAACGCCCTGCTGCTACTGGTATGAGTGCAGCTACGCCTAGCGTCAAGCCTAAAGCAAAAGCTCCTACGCCTATGCCTGCGCCTGTCTCTGCTCCTGTTGCGCGTCCAAAGATTTCAGCATCAATGTCTTCGGCCTCTGCGCCAGATGAATTAGCTGAGTACTCTGCAAGCCGTAAGTCTGCTGGCGCTGGTCGTGGCGCTGTTGGTGGTGCTGCGGCTGGTGAAGCTGATAAGTATCAGAAAGACAAAGCTGAGAAGGAAATGTTTTCACCTCCTTCTAAAGAAGACATTGATAAAGGCATGGAAGCTGCCGCCATGATTCTTGGCCCCGGTACTAGTCTTAAAGCTCTTCAGGCTTTGGCTAAGAAGCTGGCTTCACGTGGCGCAAGCGGCGCAAGCACAGGCAAGATGGTTAGCACTAAACTTGGCGGTGATGCAGTTGGCAAGCTGCGGTCAAGATCAAGCGCTCCTTACTTGAAAGAGTTGGGTAACTCGCCAACTAAAATTGGCAGTGAAACAAAGCAGATCGGCATGAAGTCTGGCGGCAAAGTTCAGCGAAACGTTTCGTCTAAAAAGTCATCTTCTGCATTTAAGCGCGGGGATGGTATCGCCACTAAAGGCAAAACTCGTGGAAAGATGGTGTAACTATGGCTACTAAAGAACAGATGCTGCAAGAAGTACAAGATATGAAAGATTCCGCTAAGGCAGAATCTGCATACAACAGTGCAATGACTAATACACCAGCGGCCCCAAAGCCAAAGCCAAAGAAAATGGCTTCTGGCGGTTCGGTTTCAGGCCGTGCTGACGGCTGCGCTACCAAGGGTAAGACCCGTGGGAAGATGGTGTAATCATGCGAGCTAGTCGTGGCATGGGCGCAATTTCTGAATCTAAGATGCCGAAGGGCAAGAAAACTGCTCGTCGTGACGATACCGACTTTACGCAATATGCTAAAGGCGGTGAAGTTTGGGATAAAGCTAGGCCAAAAGGTCTCGGCAAACCTAAAAAGTTAAGCTCTGAAAAGAAGGCAAGCGCCAAAAGCATGGCAAAAGCTGCGGGTCGGCCATACCCAAATTTAGTTGACAATATGAGAGCAGCGAAAAAATGACAACTACAGGCTCGACACTATTCAATTTAGAATTCACTGAGATAGCAGAAGAGGCGTGGGAGCGTGCTGGGCGTGAAATGCGCTCTGGCTACGACTTACGCACTGCTCGTCGCTCAATGAATTTGATGACGATTGAATGGCAGAATCGAGGCATCAATATGTGGACAATGGAGCAAGGGGTGATTAACCTTGTTCCCGGTTTAAGCACCTATGCTTTGCCTACTGACACTATTGATCTGTTAGAGCACGTTGTACGCACCGGGCAAAACGTTTCGTCTACTCAAGCAGACTTGACGATTACCCGCATCAGCGTATCGACTTATGCAACGATTCCAAACAAACTGCAACAGGCGCGTCCTATTCAGGTTTGGATTCAACGTATGTCTGGCGAAACAAATCCTACAGCGTTAACATTGATTGGCGCTGTTAGTGCAGCCGACACTACTATTACGCTCAGTTCCGTAGCTGGCTTGGCAGGTTCTGGTTTTATTCGGCTCGACAACGAAGTAATTTATTATGGATACCTGTCTGGCAACGTACTTGGGGGCGTATTCCGCGCTCAGAACAGCACTACAGCAGCATCCCACACTGATGGAACGGCTGTCTATGTGTCGCAACTGCCAGCAATCACAGTCTGGCCGACGCCGGACAACAGCACGACCTACCAGTTTGTGTACTGGCGACTCCGCCGGGTGCAAGATGCAGGCGCTGGTGTGGAAACGGCTGATATGAACTTTCGCTTTCTACCGTGTGTAGTTGCTGGACTGGCTTACTACATTGCCATGAAAGTGCCGGAACTGATGCCGCGAATTGAAATGTTGAAAATGATTTATGAAGAACAGTTTGTTTTGGCTGCTGGCGAAGACCGTGAAAAAGCTGCTGTAAGATTTGTCCCGCGCCAGATGCACATTGGATAAGCCATGAGCAATAAATTTGCTGCTGGCAAAAAAGCGATTGCTGAATGTGATCGTTGC